AGGACATCGGGCTGATCGTCAGCCCCCACACGTCTGCCGGGCGCATTCCCACGGCCAAAGGCTACCGCCTGTTCGTTGACACCATGTTGACAGTGCAGCGCGAGGAACTGCGCTCGCCCGAGCTGGCGCCGGACCAGCCCCAGAAGGTCATCGCCAACGCGGCGCAGCTGCTGTCCAGCCTGTCGCAGTTCGTGGGCGTGGTGATGGCGCCACGCCGGCAGTCCGTCTTTCGGCACATCGAATTCCTGCGGCTTTCGGAGCGCCGCCTGCTCGTCATCATCGTCTCGCCGGACGGCGACGTGCAGAACCGGGTGATCTTCACCGAAGTCGACCATTCCCAGTCCCAACTGGCCGAGGCCGCCAATTTCCTCAACAGCCATTACTCGGGCATGGGCATGGAGGAAGTGCGCGAACGGCTCAAGACCGAGGTGGACCAGCTGCGCGGCGAGATCGCCTCGCTCATGCAGGCCGCCGTCAACATCGGCTCCGAGGCCATGGCCGCATCGCAGGAAGAAGTCATCATCTCCGGCGAGCGCAACCTGCTGGCGCTGAGCGACTTCTCCAACGACATGGGCAACCTGCGCAAGGCCTTCGAGCTCTTCGAGCAGAAGACGCAGATCCTGCGCCTGCTGGACGTCTCCAACCGCGCCGAGGGCGTGCGCATCTTCATCGGCGGCGAGAGCCAGGTCGTGCCCTTCGAGGAGCTCTCGGTGGTGAGCGCCCCATACGAGGTGGACGGGCAGGTCGTGGGTACCCTGGGCGTCATCGGTCCCACCCGCATGCCCTACGACCGCATGATCCAGATCGTCGACATCACCTCGAAGCTGGTGACCAATGCGCTGAGCCACCGGCGCTAGCACATACAATCGCGGCGGCCGGGGCGTTAGCTCAGTTGGTTAGAGCAGAGGACTCATAATCCTTTGGTCGTCGGTTCAAGTCCGCCACGCCCTACCAGTCTTCATGCAGAGAGTTTGCTATCTTTTCGGTAGCGATTGTTCCGCAAAAACCTGGGTTGTTCCGCAAAACTCACTTATGCGGCGTCACTTTCCGGCCCGCCTTGTGCCGGATGTAGTCCGCCGTCATGGCTTCGGTGGTATGCCCCAGCAGAGCCTGCGCTGCCCGCGTGCCAGCCGCCTCGTCGGTGTCTGTGGCGACCTTCGCGCGGAAATCCCGGAACTGGAAGTCTGCCTTCGGGATGCCTGCCTTGGCGCGCGCCTGGTCGAACCGGTAGCGCAATGCGTCCGCTTTCAGCGGCTGCCCCGCCTCATTGACGAGCAGCTCGGCCGCAATGGTCCCCAGCTTCTTCTTGAAAGCGCGGATCTCGTTGACCAACTCTGCGAGGCCGCCGATCAGCTCAATGCGCAGCTTGGCCTGGGTCTTGCCTTGGCGGATATGCAGTAGCCCGTCCTTGATGTCCAATTCCTTGATCTTGCGCACGTCCGCAGGGCGCTGTCCGATCAAGTCAGCCAGCCGCACGGCGAACTGCAGAGGTTGGTCCGCAACGTCCAGCAGGCGCTGCACCATCTCAGCATCCGGCGCCGTGTCCCGCCCCGTTTCCGTGAAGCGCTTCACGCCGGTGCATGGGTTGGGCAGCTTGGTAATGCCTTCCTCCCGCGCCCAGTTCCACATGTGCGAAACCAGCGCCTTCGCGCGGTTCGCGCGTACCTGGCCGAAAGTGGCGGGGATTTCCCGCGCCGGTGCGCCGGCTTTGCGGGCCTGCTGCTTGGCGACTGCCGCAGCCCGAGCCTCGGCTGCGCGCCAGCGCATGAACTGGCGGATGTGCTGCGGCTCGACGCTGTCGAGTGGGGCCGGCGGGTCCCCGAAGAACCTCAGCACCCAGCCCTTTTCCTGGTTGTCGCTTTTCTGGCTGTCGCTCGCCTTGGTGGGCACCACCTCGGCAAAGTACCGTTGCACGACGTAGGGCATTGTCAAAACGCCATCCGCCGGCGTCTGCCTGCTGGTCAGCTCCGCCCATTTGGCCACGGCCATCACGTAGTCCGATCCCAACGGAATCTCCTTGCGGGGCTTCCCTCCCTGGTCGAGGTAGTAGTGCACTTTTCGGCCCCGGGCCCGGGCTCGCATGCCGGGCGGCAGGTTGCTCCAACGTGTCGGCTTCCGGCCCATCAATGCGCTCCAATGACGCGCGGCGTCCAGGCCGTGCGCCGGGTTTCGGGTTCTGGTGCGCGGCCCTCGACGGCCGCCCTCGTCACGACCGGATGGCCGGTCGCGTTCACGCGGAATGGTATTCCTGCAGCCCGCAACCAAGCGATCTGCTTCGACTTCATGCGGCGTGCGGTCAGCTGTTGTAGCTCATCGCCATCGAGAAAAAATCCCCCGGCCATGATGACCTCCTGGAAATGAAAAGCCCGCCGGGTGGCGGGCTGGGTTGTGGGGTGTGCCGGGGCTATCCCGGTGGCGCGGGCGCGGTGCCCCGGGCTGCGGCGCGCTGGGACACCAGGCGCACGCAGTCCGCACAGACGTGGTGGGCCCGAAAGGGGCGGGCGCCCTCGGCGGGCTTGTCCTTGTCGCACACCATGCAGTGCACGGTGGCGAGGGCGGCGAAGGTGAGGCGCGCTGGGCGGCCTTTGGTGGGGCTCTTCATGGCTTGATGCCGTGGGCGGCCTCGAGGGACTTGGCAAATGCGTGCGGCCAGACCGAGCCATGGCCCGGCGCCCTGCATTGATCGGCGAGTTCGTTGATCTGCTCATAGGTCAGCGGCTTGCGCGCCACCGGCTCCCCGCTGGCGGCAGGAGCGCCCCAGCGGGCCAAGACGGCGCGGGCGATGTCAACGAAATCGTCCGGGTCGCAGTAGAGGCCGTATTGCTCTTCCTCTTGGAAGGCGATCAACTCCGCATCCGTCGGCCCCTGTGGTGCAGGAGCCGAGGCGCGAGCCGGGGCGCGGGCCGTCGCGAGATTGGCCCGCACGGTGTCGCTGTTGTGGCACGCCTTGAACATCAGGCAGGCGGCATAGGGGTGGTACTCCCTCGGTGTGCACGGCATGCCGCAATCGGCGCACGGGGTGGTGTCAGCGCTCATGGTGGGCTCCTTCCTGCGCCTGAGCGCGGTACGCATGGCCCCACGGCTGGCCCTTGCGCGGGCCATCGACCACAGGGAGGTGGATCGCCATGTGCGCGGCCCAGCCGCAGATCGCACAGGGGTTTTTGGTGTCGCGCTGCGGGCGCGCAACGGCCATTGCAGCCTGCCACGCAGCACACGCCCGCTTGTGGCTCGACCAGCCGCCATTGCCACGGCACTCCTTGCCACACACGCAGGTGTACGTGCGCCGCGCGTGGGTCATGCTGCTTTTGCGCTTCCCGGTGGCTGTGTAAGCGCTCATGCTCCGCCGCCTTCCTGCCGCGCGCGGGCGTCCGGAAGCCGATGCCACTCGCTGCAGCGGTAGCCGGCCACCAACCTGTTTCCGTTGTAATGGACGACGCTGACGGCAGGCTCCTGACGCTCATCCCAGGGCATCGGGTGGCTGACCATGCCCACCACGGGCGCATGCCGCGGGCCGAGCAAGAGCGCGCGGCCATCCTTGGGCGCCGTCTCGATCGGCATCCACCCGTCTGCCTCCTGAGTGGGGGCGGCGGCCCGTGCGATGCGTTCTGCCAGCACCTCTTCTCCGCTCAGCGGCGGCTCGGAGAGAAATCGCGCAATGTCTCCCTGAATTTTTTCGGTCGAGAAGGCCGGCCCACCTTTCAATGTGTGATTGATCAGTTTCAGGAGTCCTATGGCCTGCATCCGGTGACCGTCGAACTGCAGGGCAAGTCGCCGCCATTCTTCGTCGTCGTCCGCCTCGGCCGGCGCCAATGCTGCGGCGGGTGTCGGAGCCTCATCGATGAACGCGGTATCGCCGGCCGCCTTGAGCTGCTCGACGAGTTTGTCGACCAGGTGCCACGTCTCTGGAGAGATGTCGTCGAACACGGTGCCGTCCTCGACCGAAGCCCAGAACGCGGCGACGTGATCGGCTGCCGCGGCGGGTGCCTGGGGCGCGGCGGCCTCGTCGGAGTAGATCGACGTGCCCGGCTGCCATCCGTTGCCTAACAGGTCGTAGGCAGTCTCCAACACGGCTTGCGGGTGGCCCAGCGCGTCGTGCTGGATGCGCCCAATTCTGCGCAGCCCTCCGGCGGGCACTGCTCCCGCATCCGCCTGGGGGCGCGGAGCGGCGGCGCCCCAGGCACCCGCGGCGCGAGCTACAGCGCGCTCCGCAAGACGACGGGTCGCGAAGTGGGCGATGCGCCGCTTCTCGTCCTTCAGCCACTCCCTGCCAGATGGCGACTCACGAAAGACATACCAGCCCTGCCTCCATCCATGGGTGCCTGAGTTTTCCGCGATCTGCCAAAGGCCAGTGGCGGGCTCGGCCTCCTGGGCGGCCGGTGCGGCTTGCACCCCGGCCAGCGCCCTTGCGGCCTGATTCGCTCGAGCCATGCGTGCTGGGCATTGATCGAGTCTTTGGTCTGGGTCGCTCAGCATCTCGCGCAGGACGTCGAGGGCCAATCCGATTGCCTCGGGCTGGGTTGCCGCCGGGGCGGCCGTGGTGCTAGTGTCCATGCTCAGTCTCCCCAGTAGCTCATGTCTTCGTCGGCGACGTCTTCCGGCTTCTCCCATTCGGCTGGGTTCGGTCCGTTGATGTCGGCCTCTTGCTCGGCGCAGGCTTCCGCGAAATCCTTCGCCCCGGCGGCATCGAGGCCGCCTCGGAAAATGAATCGGGCTGCGCATTGCTCCACCCAGGTGGTGCGAGCGGCGGTGTGGTCGGGGGTGGTGGTGTTCTCGGTCATGTTCAGTCCTTGAAGAAGACGATCCAGTGCGTGAGGCCTCGCCGGCCGGAGCGGTGTCCGAACAGGGGCCGCGCGGGGAAAAGGGGTTGGAGATCCGAAATCGGGACCTGCGTCTCGTTCCACTTGAAAATGAGCGTGCCGCCGCGAGCGAGGACCCGCCAGCATTCGGCGAAGCCCTGCCGGATGTCCTCGCGCCAGTCGGGCCCGAGCTTTCCGTACTTGGCTGCGAGCCAGGACCGCGGGCCGGCACGCACGAGGTGCGGCGGGTCGAACGACACCAGGCGGAACGCGGCATCAGGGAAGGGCAGCGCGCGGAAGTCCATGAGGAAGTCCGGCTCGATGTGCAGCGTGCGCGTGCCGTCGTCGCGGTGCGAGCGGTCCGTCACGGTCAGCGTCTCGCGGCGGCAGTCGCCGAAGACCACCCGCGGGTCGTGCCGGTCGAAATACATCATCCGGCCGCCGCAGCACGGATCGAGCACGGGCCGCGTGGCCACGTCGTTGGTCATGGTGATCCTTCAGGCATTGGGGCTGGCGAGGGCGAACGTCACGGCCCAGACCCAGGGGTTGGACTCGACGCTGCCCGGGCCGTTGATGGCTTCCCAGAGCGACCAGTAGCTGTGCCGCGGGTCGGTGGCGTGGTAGTGCGAGGTGTCGGCGAGGCCGTAGCCGCCATCGGGCTGGATGACGATGCCCTCGGCCATAGCGTCCTCGCGGCTGATGTCCTGCAGGCGCTCCACACGCACGGCGGTGATCTCCAGCGTGATGCGGCTGGCCCAGCGGGGCATGAACATGCCCGGGCGCAACTTGCCCGCGTTGAGGTGCGGCAGGGTTCCCGCGCCATCGGATTGGTAGGCGATCGGCGTGCCGGCCGGGATGTCGCGCGGGGGCGTCAGCTCGTACGCCAACGGGGCACGCCAGGACTCGCGCACCCAGAGCCGGTCGCCAGGTTGGCCGTAGGGGTTACAGCGGTCAATGACATGCTGCGGCTCGCGCTCCAGCACCAGGGCGCCGGGTGCGTACATATTGCCCAGGTCTGGGTGGCGCACGGGCTTGGCCACGCGCCGCGTCTGGGTCTTCGTCCCCGCGAGCAGGGAGCGCACCATGGGCGCGCTGAAGAGGATGGGGCGGTCAGCCATTGCCGATCTCCTGCAGCGCCTCTTCCCGGGCGCGGTTGATGTCGGCCATCCGTTCGGCGTCGCCCCCGCGGTCCGGGTGGTTGGCTGATGCGAGGATCCGATAGCGATCGGCCAGGCTCTGCGCGGTCACCCGTGCGTCGGGCTGGAAGCCCAGCACGTCGCGCCAATGCCGCTTCATGCCGGCGACGATGGGCGCGGGCAGGGCCGAGAAGCCGGTGAAGGCCCGCTCCAGCACCACGGCGCCGCCGTGCCGCTCGATGGCGCGCATGGCTTCGACGGTGGCCGCGAGGGCCGCGATGTTTTGCTCGACGCGCGTGTACCGGTCGATGGCCATACAACGGGGCTGGCGGTTGTAGGGGTCGTCCCAGTAGACCGCGGCGCCCGGGTCGCGCGGCGCGGCCTGGCCGGAGCGGGGCAGCCCGTCCTGCCGCAGCACCAGGTTGGTGGACAGCACGATCGAGCGCTGCGCGGCGCCCATGCGCTCCAGCTCTGCGAGCAGCCGGCCGGTGGCCTCGGCAATGGTGACGTTCTCTTTCCGCGTCGAGCCGTAGCGGCTCTCCTTCCGGGAACCGAACGCGCCGGGCGTGCGGGATGCGTCGGGCGTGCGCTTCCAGCCCGCCGGCCATGAGAGTGGGTATGCAGTTGCGGCCATGGAGATCCTTCAGAGCGCGTCGCGCGCCGTCATGCGCACTTCGTGCGCGTGGTCGAGGTAGGAGGTCATTTCTGGCTCAGCGGGCAGGGTTGCAGCCAGGAACTGCTGGGCCCGCTTGTGGTCCAGCTCGGTCAACTGGTCGGACTCTTCGGCGATCAGCCGGACGATGCCGCGGCGTTTGAACTCTCCCAGGGCATCGCCGTAGATCCTTGCCATCTCGCCCGCGCCGGCCGACACGGCAAGCTGCAGCTGCTGGTGATCGATCCAGTCGCCGAACGAGACGCGGCCACCGGGGTTGCGCTGCTGGATTTCGTCCATGCGTTCCAGGTATCCCTTGATGACACCGAGCTCGTAGTCCCGGCGCGAGCGCCACATGTGCACCCAATGAGGGATCCGGTGGGTGCGGCAGTCGCAGCCCTTGTCCAGGGCCACGATCTCGCCGGAGGTCATTTCGGCTTTCATGGCGATCCTTCTCAGTGCCCGCAGGGCAGGCCTTGGCCCTCGGCGGGCCGGTGGGGGATAGGGGCGCCGCAGCTGGCGCAGCGCAGTTGTGTCTGGCGCTGCTGCCACCACAGATCCCGGGCGCGGGCGGCGGCGCGCTGCGCGTTGGGCAGCGAGGCCCGGGCGCGGCTCTCGGCCAGGTGGTCGGCCGGCGCGCTCATGGCTGGGGCTCCGGGAAGGGCTCCACCCGGCCATCCGGGTAGTGCAGGCGGTCGCCCATGCGGCTGGGCAGGTCGAGCGCGCGGTAGCGTTCGGAGGGGAGGCCGGGGGAGCGCTGCAGCTCGGTGCCGCGGTAGGTGCCGTACGGCGGCGTGTAGGGCTGGGCGGTGGGGGCTCGGGTCATGGGGCTCCAGAAATGACAAAGGCCCGCGGTTGGGAGTCGCGGGCCTGGTGTGGGGAAGTAACATCGCGCTCTACAACAGAGAGGGCGAACCATGGATGCAAATCAGCTTGCGGAAGCGTTGGCGCGGGCGGTGGAGATTGCTAGACCTGCGCAGGAATACTGCATAGCAGCGACCAGTGATCACTGGTGGACTGTGTGCATGACCAAGGCAGAATGGTCGGGATGGATGCAGGCGTTGTTTTCTGTCGTTGCGATTGGGTTCTCGGCGTATTTCGCTTTGAAGCAACGCCGCGACATCGAGGCGGATCAAGAGCGCAGTCGTCACGCCCGCGAAGAAGAAGCTATTCGAACTGCCACCCTACTGATTGAGAGCGCCAGCGTCGCTGCGCGTCGGCTCCTAGAGGTTGCTCGAAATAACGGAGGGCGAGCGGAAATAATTGAACCTGCAGAAAAACTCGCTTCGGCGCTTCGAGCGCTCCGGGTCATCGATCTCACGACACTGGGATCGCATGAGCAGGTCGCGCCCGTGCACGACTCAGAAGCAATCAGCGCAGCCGTCAGTCGGCATGCCGAGCTTTATTTTGAAGCCGCTAATTTCAGCCCGGCTGCTGCTGGTAACTTTCTCTTCCACGCCGTCGATTTGGTTGACGCTTTACTAAAGGCAGAAAAGAGAATCTCCCAACTGCCCCAGGCGCCAAAACGAGTCAGAATTTTCAGTTCTCACTCTACTTATCAGCCTCCAGCAGCCCCATCACCATAGATGCTCACAGCGCCGCGTTGCTCCGGCTGTCATGGCCTTCGCCGCCCAGCGCCTCGATCAGTTCGGGGATCAGCTTCGACAGCTCACCCGTGGCGATCGCCACGTCGGTGTCAAAGCCCGAATCGTCCTGGCCGCGGCCTTCGAACACCGTATCGAGGAACGACACCTTCTTGATCTGCAGGCCTTCGGTCAGCACGAACGACACGCGGTCGTCCCAGCTCATCGCGAGCTTGGTGGGCAGCTTGCCGGCGGCGATGTGCTCGCGGATCTCGTGGATGTCGAGCGGGTGGCGGCCGTACCGGACCACGGCCTTCGTCTCGTCGGCCGCCTTCAGCTCGCACTCGCGGTCCACGCTGAACCCCTCGGGCGGCTCCTGCTCGGTCAGCCAATGGGCCATGGCGGCCTGGGGGCTGGTGCCGGTGTCCAGCAGGGACAGCGACAGGCCCGGCAGCGCTTCGACCAGCAGGGACACCACCTCGTCAGCACGCCCCTGGCTGCCGGTGTCGAGCACCAGCAGGCGCGCCGCCGGGTCGATCCATACCCACATCGCCGTCTGCTTCGTGAAGGCCGTGGGCAGCAGGTCCAGCTTCGCCTCTTCCTTCAGCTCGCGGGTTTCCTTCTTGCCGGGCTTGCGGCCGGTCTCGCGCTCGATGCGCGCGGCCTTGTCCTTCACCTTGCGCGCGAGCACCGAGCCCGGGAGCATCTTCGATTCGGTCATGAAGCGCAGGATCCACTGGCCGCCCACGGATTCGGCGAGCGCGCCGTGGGCCTCGCCGCGCGGGGGCACCCATCCGTCGGATTTCTCCTGGGTGGCGCCGCACTCCACGAACGGGGTGCGGGCGAGGGCTTCCTCGAGCTGGGCGAGGTCTGCATGCCACTCGGCGAGGCGGTAGATGATGAGGTTGGAAAACATGGGCGGGGGGCTTCGTGTTGGTGGTCAACGGGCGCGCAGGCACTGCACGGTGGTCGCGTCGATCCATGCGGGCGTGGTGCCGGGCTCGCACGCGCGGGCCGCGGCGGCGGCGCGGCGCTCCTCGGCGGCTTCGACGTGCGCCTGTTCGGCGGCCGCGCGGTGGCGGGTGTCGGCTTGGCTGTCGTCGTGCTGGGCCCACACGAGCGCAGCGAAGATCAGTAGGCCGGCGGCCGTGGCGCCGAGGAAGGTGCTGGGAGGCTGCGGGGCGGGGGCTTGCACCGCGGCACGCATGTCAGGGTGATGGATGTCCATATGGCGCTCCTTCATTCGGCGGCCGGCACCGGCCAGGATTTGCTGCGTGCGCCGCTCAGGCGCGTCAGCGTCTTCTCGTCCCACTCGCGGTGCGTAAGCAGCAACTGCAGCGCTTCCGCGATCACCGCGAGCGCGGGGCTCACGCGGGCGACCTGGGATTCGAGGGTCTTCAGCAATGCGGCGTAGATGTGGGTTTTCGTGCACCCCCAGCCCTGGTATTCGGGGGGCATGCGGGTGGTCAGCTGCTTCAGGGCCCGCGCCGCGTGCTCCAGCATTTCCGTGTGCGCCGCCTTGGCGGCAGTCGCGTGCTTCCAGGATGCGGCGGTGAGCTCCTTGGCAGTCTTCCGGAGCGCGAAGGCGTCGACCTGCAGTTTCTGCGTCTTCGCTTCCTTGCGATGCGCTGCCGCCGAAATCCGCCTTTCGCGCGCCGTGTTCTTGTTGTGTACGTGCAGGGCGTAGGCCGCCAAGGCGGCGGAGCCGGGGTGCGTTTCTTGGTCCATGGGATCTCCAGGCGCAAAAAAGCCCGCGCGCGGCGGGCTGGGGTGGATGAGGGTGTGCGGTGTCAGGGCGGGAGATCAGTCCCACTGCTCGCCCGCTGCGCTTTGGACCTCGTAGTCATCCATGTCCACGATCAGGCGCGTGCGGCCGACGTACATGGCCATCAGGAGAGAATCGAAGCGGGAGATCACCGTGGGCCGGCTGGCTGGCGTGATGTCCTGGCCGCCAAACCTCAGCGAGTAGACCTCGCCTTCTTTGGTGACTGCGATTCTGATTTTCGCGCTGTACTTCACCCCGTCGCGCCCGCCTCGCCCGTCGTAGCGGCTGCCAGGCATCACATCGCCATCGCCATCGAGGTACAAGATGCCGCCGCCGCCGTACTCGCTGGGATCCCAGAAGGCATAGAACGCTTCGTGCTTTTCCTTGTGAAAGCCGCCGCGCGCCTCTTCGAGCAGCTCGGACAGCTTCAACTCCTTCGGAACGTCGGGCAGCACCTCCTGCGCGCATGCGTTCAGGGCGGTGGTGATGGCTTCGCTGTTCGCGCCCTGCAGCACGTTCCGAATGCTGGCGTTCAGGACCTGCTGGAACTTCACGACGTCATCGATGCCGAGGCCGTGGGGCAGGACCTGCTTCATCTGCTCCTTCAGCCCCTTCTGGAATTCGCTGTTGTACCCGGTGGCATCGCGCACCGCCGACGTGATGGCTTCCGTGAGGTGCTTGTCCAGAATGGGCTGCAGCTTTTCCGGCGCGAGGGCCGTAGCCACGGAGGCCTCCAGGTCGATGTTGATCTCGATTTTCATGCGTGCTCCAAAAAAGAAGCCCGCACGCGGCGGGCCGGGTGGGGTTGTAGAAAGACCGCTGCCCCATCGGGGCGTGCCGAGGGAGGAAAGAGAGGGAGGAGTGGAGCCCCCCCCGGGCGCGGCGGAAGGGCGGCCCTGAGCAGGACGCCGGAAAGAAAGAGCCGCGTGGATGCGCCCCAAGAAGAGGGAGGGAGGAGAACGGGGCGCGCGGCTGAAAACACAAGCGTCCTCGCGGGAAGACGCTTGTGTTTACCCTGGTCTCGCCCAGGGTCGGCGCAGCGCTGGTGCGCTGGGCGTGCATGGTACGGCGTCTCCTGGCTCTTGCGGGGTGGGCGCTCCCGCAGCCATCGGCCAGATCTGGTCCCATGCCGGCTGTCGTGCGGCTTTCTACGTGCCCGGCGGGCAGGGTGGCCGGGTCGTCCGGCTCAGGTGGTGCGGATGGTGGTCTCCTTCGCGGGCGGGCCGCATGGTGGTGTTGCCTGGGATTTCTTGTCTTGGCTCCCTGGGTTGGCCTCACCGTTGTCACCCGTGTACCGCGCTTCGGCGGACTGGGACGGGCCGGACTGCCCGCGCGACGTGCCTTGACGGCCAGCAGCACCCCAGCTGCATCGCTCTTTCATCCATCACGTTCGGGCGAATGCGCGGGGCGGCGCAAGCATCGGCGGCGGTGACGGGGTGGCGGATTTTTAAGGAGCCTCGGGGCTCCCGTCGATCCGGTGGCCCATCGCTTGCCCGTGTGGGCTGCGATGGAGGAATTGTTAGCGCACTTACTTAAATAGTCAAGCACACTTACTGAAAAAGATTAGCTCACTTATTAGAAGGGCGCAGGCGACACGGCCACGGCGACGGGGCCAAGCCCCGAGTAGACGAGCTTGTCCGTGGCCCGCTCGCGCACTTCGAACCATTCCGGGTGCCGTTCCTTGATCACGTAGCTTTCGACCGGCAGCGGCAGTAGCACCTGCTCCGGCACGCCGAACCAAGCGGGCAGATGGAGCAGGGTGGGGTGGTCATTCGGGGGGTTGCCAAGCCAGCGGATCGATGTAGTCATCTCGGTCATCCTCGAGAGGGTCGTAGTGAGCGGCCGCTGCTGCGACCATGCGCTGCAGGAAGGGCCGAGCGTCTGCGGGGTCGAGTGCGCACATCCATGACTGCCGCTGCCACAGCGGTGAGGACTTCTTCGTCTGCCGGCCGGCGTCTTCGCGTCCCACCAGGTGCATCACGCCCTCGACGTGGCGCAGGCGGGCCCAGTGGAGGGAGCGCAGCAGGGGCTGGCCGCCGGCGGCCTCCAGCAGGTGGGCCTCCCACCGTGGGCCGTAGTCGTCCAGCGGGGCCTGCTTGTACTGGAGCCAGCCGCGCACAGGCTGCCGCTCAAGCAGCTCTCGGGGAGGGGCTCGCTTGCCGCTGCTGCGAAGGACGTAGACATGGATGAACACTGTTTAAATATACAGTGCATGTCCGGCCGCAGGAACCTTCCGGGCGCTACCCGGTTCGTCCGCCGTCCGGGCAAATCTGGGGCTTGCCGTTGGCGCGCCGTGGCCTGGTGCTGCAAAAGTTGGAGCATGGAAAGTGCGCGCGATCCGACAGACGGCGCCCGGGCCGCGGCGCATGCTGGGCGCATGTGCAATCGATACAAGCCGCCACCGGACGTCCGCACCATCGAGCTCACCTGGGAGATCTCGCGCCAGCACCCCGAGGGCGGCCGCTGGTGGGACGAGGTGCTACACCCGCGCGGGCAGGGCCCGTTCCTCCGCCGGGCGCGCGATGACGCCGGGTATTCGCGCGAGCTGGCGGTGGGGCAGTGGGGGCTGATCCCCTGGTTCGCCAAGGAGGCGCGCCTGAAATTCCCTACCAACAACGCGCGGTCAGAGGAACTGGCGGCCAAGGCCAGCTACAAGGAGCCATGGGCCCGCGGGCAGCGCTGCATCATTCCGGCGTCCGACTTCGATGAGCCCAACTGGGAGAGCGGCAAAAATGTGTGGTGGCGCTTCCGAAGGGCGGATGGCCGGCCCTGGGGGCTGGCTGGGCTGTGGAACACCTGGACGGACCGCGCCACGGGCGAGGTGCATGAGAGCTACACCATGCTGACCATCAACGCGGACGCCGACCCCTTGATGTCGCGCATGCACCGCCCGGACCCGAAGCGGCCGCCCGATCGCCAGGACAAGCGCAGCGTGATCCCGATCGAGCTGGAAGACGTAGACACCTGGTTAGCTGGCACGGTGGCCGAAGCGTCAAAGCTGCTGCGGCTGGCGCCGGTGGAGGTGTACGACGCCGGGCCCGTGGAGACATAAAACTCCTGCGGGGAAGGACTCACTGGCAGGTAGCATCCGCAGCTTCTCTCTACCAGTCTGGTACGTTGTTCAGACAGCAAATGTGCTGGGTCGTATACTGTTGTTATGTACAGCAAGGAGTTCCCATGTTGGGCCGCGTCATCAGGGTGATCTTCGCCTTAACAGCGATGGCCCCCGTCTCCATCTCTCTTGCCTATGTTTACGCGACCCGCACCCAGCAGTTATGGCTGGCTGCTGTCGCCCTACTGAGCTGCCTCGCGCTGGGTTTTATTGCGCATTCCATCATCACGGCTGCGGGCCAAAAGTTAGAACGCCTACCTGTACAACTCAAGAAGGCCAAAAGCGCTGACAAGGAGGTGCTCGGGTTCGTCGTTGCCTATGCCCTGCCGCTGCTCTTCAAGGGCAACGGTGAAATGGATCTGGGGGCATGGGTGATCGCGGCTTTAATGATGGGTTTCGTGCTCATGACGACACATACACTACAGGTAAACCCGGTGCTTGGCTTGTTCGGATTCCACTTTTATGACGTCGAGACCGCAGGCGGTGTTACCTATTTGCTGATCGCAAAACGACAGATCAACGACATACTGTCTGTTACTACAGTGGTTCAGCTGAGTGAGTATGGCATACTGGAGGCAACATAAGGAGAGGGAGCTATGCCGCTGTTCGCAGTTACAGACATTCCTGGCGCTCGCATCATTAGATTCAACCTAACTCAGCCATTAGAGGCTGAAGTTGCTTCCGCGTTTGAGGAGCAATGCGAAAGATTTAAACAAGGAATCGTTAGCAAAATCCTATTTGACGGTCGATACGTGCCCGAAGAAGGGGAGTTATTGTATATCGATAATTTTGTTGATGTCGAAGGCATGGCTCAGGCTGCCGCGGACCCGCTGAGGATAGACCTATTCGACCCGACACGTCATTCTCTTGAGCGAGTCAAGGCATTATTTGTTCAGCGAAATATTGATGGCGTAGACTGCATATTGGTCCAATTTTTTGAGCGTCGTCGGTTGTTGTCAAAGCGGGGCGCGGGCTTGCGAATGGTGTTCAACGACGGAGCCTTTCATCGATTTGACGAGCAGGGGGTCACACTTGACACCCGACTTCTGGCGGTCCTTGAGGGTTCTAGACTTTATTTCCAAAGTTTTCACTTTCTCTCACGTGCTCTGGATATGGCGGAGTATTTTAGAGAGGCAACGGCAGCTGAGGTTAAAGAATTTGCTAAACACCGAAGCTTCCAAGTAGAAAACCCGGAGTTGTTTGCTGACCGCTCAAGCAATCTTGTGAGAAAGAAGATTGCGCAGATTCTTCAGTCAGGGGTTTTGGAAAAATTTACTCCCCAGCAGATCGTGCAGGTTGCGGGTGCCTTAAATTTGACGATTAATCTAAATGCTCAAAACCAGATCATCATGCCCGAAGGGGCGGCAGAGATCCGGCAATTGTTGAGATTTTTGGAGGAAGATTATTACGAGTCATCGCTGACCCAAACCCTCTTCCTGTCAAATTCGAAGCGAGTGGCGAATTAATCTGATTTCTATTATCGTAATGCTCCTCAGTTTTGGTGGCTGGAGAGTAAATTTAGCCCAGTCCGCCGCTTAACCTCTTCAAGTGAAATCGGTCGCCCGACCGTGGCACTTGGGCTGTTCTCCTGCCAGTGTGCCCAGGACTTTCCCGTGCTCGGGTCGTACACGAGCTTGAAGAGGTGCGACGGGACGGCCACCCCTCGGCCGATCCGCGGCGGGTTGGCCTCGAACACCGGCCCGGTGATGACGTACACGTCGCCCTGCGCGCGCATGACGTAGCGACGGGTGTCTTCCTCGATCTTTGCCCACGGCCCGCCGTTCTGCTTTCGATCCTGCGGCACCATGTTGGCCAGGCTGAAGGACTGCGCCATGGCCTCTGGCGTGCCCATGTCGCCGGCGGGCGCCATGTGGCCGCGCGACCAGCCGGAGCCCTTGTAATCGGCCAGCTCTGCACGCTCGGAAGAGGGCAGGCGCGCCTCGGCGTAGAACTTGTCGCCGCGCTTGGGCTTCGTCCCGGCCTCGTAGGTCTGGCGGTTCAGCCGCTCGGCCACGTAGAGCGGCGTCTTCGTACTGCCGCTGTGGAGCACGGCGAAGGAGTTGAAGCACAGCTCGCGCAGCTTGTCGCCGGCAGGGCGAGCAGGAGGCACGCCGCCCGCGAAGTGCTGGGGGCATTCGGCGAAGCCGGCGCCGGAGGAGGGTGCACGCGTTGCCGCCGGCTTGTCGCCAGGCCAGAAGCTCGAAGCCGGGAGGGGAGCGCCCAGCGCGCCGGCGCTGAGAAGAAGGAGCAGAGCCCGACGGGCGGTGCTGAGAGAAGGCAGGTTCATGGGCCGGCGAGTGTACCTACCGCCTCCAGTGCAAAAAGGCGCACCCTACCGGTCGTAGGCGGCCTTCAACTGCGCATAGATGGACTTGGGATCGCCGCTGATAATTCCGCAGCCGGCGGAGGTGGGCTCAGGGTGAGGCGTCGTGCACACGTCACTCCACTGGGCGTGCACCCGGCATTGCGTGAGGAGCTTGCGCATGTCGTTCTCGTAATCGCCCGCCCGGATCCCAAGCCACAGGGATCGGAAATCGCTGTCCTCGGGGGCTTTCACAATCGCAGAGGTCTCGGACGCCTTCTCGTAGAAAAAAGGCGTCGCGCCAACATACCCGCCCATGCGGTTCTTGGCGTTGACCATGCCGCAGACATCGCCCTTGTTCTTTCCGCTCTTGAGGTCTGTGAACTGGGCGCTCTCAGGGTCGTTGAGCAGCTTCCTGATGGCGTCTTTGGCCTCGCCGTGGCTGCCGCAGCTCGCCAGAACCGCGACCGCCGCGGCAGCGAACAGAATCCGTGTCATCCCTCTCTCCTTATTCTGGGCAGTGTGGCTACTCCGGGTGCCACTTGCTGGGCGGAACGACAGCGGCGACAGCCTGGATGCTGTCCAGCTCGAATATGTCGTAAGTCGCTCGCTCGCCGCCGTTCACGCTCACCACCTCGACCGAACCGGGCCGGCGGATCAGCAATTCCTTGACCATCTTCCGGCCGTCCTTGAGCTTGAGCAGCACGTACTCACCGGCCGCAGGCTCGCTATTGGGTTCCACAACCACGTACCACCCATCCCGGATGGCCGGGAACATGCTCTGCCCGCGCACCCGCAGACCGTAGGCGTTCGCGTCTGCCGTAGCGATGTCCATGTGCCCGTCGCCGCCACCAACAACGGGGCTCAACTCCTCGTAATACCCGTCAGCCCCCAACTTCGCTGTCCCCACGATCGGCACCCTCCTGAGCTTTCTTGCTTGTCCTGCAAATTCTGCTCCGTCTTCCTGCTGAGCCGCCGGCATCTTGGCAAGTTTTTCGCCCTTTCCACTGGCGATCCACAGCGCGCTGTAGCCGCTTTCTCGCTCCAGGCGGATGGCTGGCTCAAGGGAGATGGATTTCGTCTCCCCCTTCTTCCACTGCGACACGGAAGAGGAAGAGACGCCTGCGATTTCGGCGATCCGACCCACCGTCCATCCAGTCGTAGCCATCAAGTCGGAGATGCGTTCTTCGAGGGTAGTCATGTAAGTTAGCTTACTTGCGGCGGTGGTTAGCGTGCTTTGCATTTCAATGTAAGGGTGCTAACATGCCAGCATGCAAAAGTCCGAAGCCATCGCGCTCCTTGGCGGCTCCGTAGCGGAGGCGGCAAAGGCCATCCAGATCAAGTCGTCCGCCGTGTCGCAATGGCCGGACGTACTGCCTCCTCGTCTGCAGGACCGGGTGATCGCGGCCTGCGTCAGGCGAAGCATCCCCATCCCTGACGCCCTGCGCAAGGCCGCCTCCACCAAGCAGGAGGTGAGCCATGGCTGACCCGTACCGCTGGGGCGCACCGCCCCCGGCCGCCGTGGCGTACCGGCGGGAACGCGCCAGGCAGCGCGACGAGCGCGCCCGGGTGAATTGGTGGTTAGAGCAGGGCGTCAGTAAAGCCGAGGCGGCGTACTCCGCATTCATTCCTTCTTCGCCGCCTGGATTGCCCGGGCCGCGGCCAGCAGCGCATCCGCCATTACCTGTTCCGTGATGTCTTCGCCCGCCATGACCCGCTTCTGCAGCGCCACGGCGGCGAGGGTTGCTGCTGCTTCCAGTTCGTCTTTCATGTCCGCCCTCCCAGGCGATGGTTGTGTAGGAGCTTCCATCGTACGCCTGGGGGAGGCGGGCGCCCACCACCGCGCCGCGCGCGCTACGGCTGGTTGAGGTGCTGGGGCTGGTCTTGTTGTCCATGCCCGCATCGTCGCCGCCGCCACCCCTGTCGTCCACGTCCAAATCACGGAGCCCCGGACATGAGCCTTCACGATTCCTTGCGCCGCGGCGCAGACCACTTCCCGGGCGGCCGTGCCGTCCTGTCCACGCGCCTGGGGAAGGGCGACGAGGTGCTGCGCAAGGAGCTGTCCGGCGCCACCTCGCACAAGTTGGGCGCGGTGGACGCGCTGGCCATCGCCCGCCTGTGCGTCGAGGGCCGCACGCCCCACTGCTACGACTTCGCGGCCTTCGTGGCCCAGGAGTGCGGCGGCAGCTTCGTGCCGCACGACGAGCCCGAGACCGCAGCCGCCCTGAACCCCATGAACAAGGTGTCGCGGCTGATGCGTGAGACCTCGGACGTGACCTCGACCGTCATCGAGGCCCTGAGCGACGGCGTGATCTCGGACAACGAGCTCGCGCGCATCGAGCAGGAGATCGCAGAGGCCGAGGAGGTGCTGCGCAAGCTGCGCCGCGCCGCGCGCGCCACCAACGCCGCCGGGAAGCCCCGCGCCGAGCGCGCCCACATCGAGCTGCCGGTCATCGACCCGCCGCAGACGCCCTGACCGGAGCCCCCATGCAAGCCCAACACCTCGTGCGTGCGCACGACCCTCTCACCAGCGTGCAAGCCGCCGAAGGCGCCGCCGCTTTCGCTGGCAACCACTGCGCCCGGATCATCAAGGCGCTCGGCGCCGGCCCGGCCACGGCCCACGAGCTGCAGGCCCTCACGGGGCTGACCGTGGTGCAGATCGACCGCCGGCTGCCGGACCTGCGCGCCATCGGCCACGCCCGCGTGGTGCAGGTCAACGGCGAAGACCTGGTGCGCGGCGGGTTCCGCGTGTGGGAGGCGTCGTGACTGCTTCCGACTACCAAGAAGCCATCGCGGCGGAGGAGTCTGCCATCGCTGCCATCAAGGACTTCGCGCGCGCCAACTCTGCGGGACTCCGTCTCGTCTGGGGCTGGGGCGACGGAGACGGTGGTGGCGTGCTCGAGATCATCGCCAAGGAGATCGGCGTGGTCCGCGCATGGGAGCGGCCGCGCCGGCCCAAGGGCTACACCAAGGCCGTCATCTCCAGCGCATTGCGCACCGAGGTCTTCGAGCGTGACGCGTACCGCTGCGTGGCGTGCGGCGGTTACAAGGATCTGAGCTGCGACCACATCCACCCTGAGTCAAAAGGTGGGCCCACGACGATGGACAACCTCCAGACGATGTGCCGGCCCTGCAATTCCAAGAAAGGGGTGCGCGCATGAAGCTCCCATGGTTCCGCGTTTACACCGAAATGGTTGACAACGAGACGCTCAAGCTGGTGGCCTTCGAGGACCGCTGGCACTTCATCGCGCTGCTGTGCCTGAAAGGCCAGGGGCTGCTGGACAAGGACGAGGCTCCCGCGCTCAAGCTGCGTAAGGTGGCCGTGAAGATGGGGCTGGACCTGCGCACGCTGGAAGAGGTCGCGCGCCGCCTGGACGAGGTGGGGCTGATCGACCGCGAGACGCTTCAGCCCCGGAATTGGGACGACCGCCAGATGCGCAGCGACGCGGACACCACGGCCGCAGAGCGGAAGCGCCGGCAGCGCCAGCGCGAGAAGGACACCTCCGGAGCCCCCGCGAGCGACGTCACGGAGACGTCACGCGTGACAACCGTGACAGTCACGCGTACAGATACAGATACAGATACAGAAGGAGAAGAAGAAAAAGAACCTGCTGTAGAACTAGAGGGAGAGGCGGCGCGTGCCGCGCCCGGCGCTGCGCCTGCGGCTCCGCCAGCACCATCGAAGCGTGCACCTGCTGCTTCGCGTCTCCCCGCGGACTGGGCGCTGCCCGAGGACTGGGCGGCCTGGGCCGAGCAGGAGCGGCCGGACCTGGGCGCCGAGGGCGTGCGCCGCGAGGGCGACTGCTTCGCGGACTACTGGCACGCCAAGGCCGGCGCGGATGCTCGCAAGGCCGACTGGCTGGCGACCTGGCGCAACTGGGTGCGCCGTGCCGGCGGCGCGCCTGGCGCGATGGTGCGCACCGCGGCACGCGGCCCGGGCCCCGACGTCCCGACAGAGACCTACGCCCAGCGCGCGGCCCGCCAGCGCATGGAGGAGGTGGCGCCCATGGCTGCTCGCAAGGCGCCCGGCGGCGGGGGCTTTGCGGCCGCCCAGCGGTTCATGGCCGGCGACCCGAGTGTCATCGACGTGCCGGCGCGCGCCGCCTCTCCTCGCCTGGCTGGAGGCGCCCGATGAACGACCACGCATTCCGGGAAGTCGTCGAGCTCATCTTCACGAAGCTCGCCGTGCGTTACGGCGCCGAGTGGCTGCGGCAGTGGGACGGCGTGGATATGGCGCTGGTCAAGGACGACTGGGAAGAGGAACTGAGCGGCTTCGCGGGAAACCTGGAGCCCCTGCGGTATGCCTTGCGCAACCTGCCGGCGAAATGCCCGAACGTGGCCCAGTTCCGCACGCTGGCGAACGCATGCCCTCCGGCCGACGTGCCGCGCCTGGAGGCGCCCCGCGCATCCGAGCGGGTGGTGGCCGAAGAGATTGCGAAGCAGACGGGGCTCAAGCGCGCCATCGCGCACAACGAAAACCGGAGCAAGGACTGGGCACGCGCCATCGTCTCTCGCGCCGCGGCCGGCGAGCGGATCACGCCCTACAGCCTGCGCAGCGCGCGCCAGGCCCTGGGCATGGAAGGGCGGCAGAAATGGCAATGACTTGCTCGACCTGCATCCACTGGGCCCTGCGCCAGCACCGCGAAATGGCGAAGCAAGGCATGGCCGCCTGCTCCCTGGGGAAGTCCTGGACCTTCCTGCCGCCGCAGCACGCATGCGGCAAGCACGCGCCAGCGCCCGCTGACATCCAAGCCGACCGGGAGCGCTGGCTCAAGAAAGGAGGCCGCTGATGGCCACGAAGAAGAACCTCGCACAGCTGCTGCAGGCGCTGACGGCTGCCGGTGGCACCGCCCGCGAGAGCGAGCTGCGCGCCGCGACGGGCTGGGACGCCGAGCATCTGGCGATGGTGCTGGAAGATGCGCGCGAGCGCTTGCTGGCCCGGCCGGTCGCCACGAAGCCCCAGAAGGACACCGCATGGGTGACCGTTGACGTGCTGATCGCGCGATGCCCCTGGAAGCCTTCCCAGATCCTCAAGGTCATTTCCGGCCAGCAGATGAGCACCCGCGAGCTGGCGGCCCTGGCCAAGTCCCCCGAGGTGCCGATGGGGCTCCTGCTGCGCAGGATGGAACGCGCGAAGCGGATCAAGCTCGCGGCGTTCGACGGCCTCCGGAAGTGGGTGCCCTTCGGCCGGTACATCGCCCCCGGGGGCTCGCGGCCCGAGCCCTACGACGGCGACCTGCTCGCACTGATTGCCCAGCACCAGCCCATGCGGTTGGAGCACCTGGCGGAGCTGACGGGGCGCGGCCGCGTCTACACCCGGCAGCGCGTGCAAGCCTTGCGCCGCGAGGGGAAGCTGGCCATCCGCGGGGTGGACGGCAGCTGGCGCTACGTGCTGCCGGACTACGTGCGCACGCCCGCGGAGATCGAGCAGGACATCCTGCTGCGCTGCGAGGACGTGGGCGGAGACTGCCTGCGCTGGAGCGGCGCGCGCAGTCCCCAGGGCCACCCCCTGACGCGCCACGACGGCAACGTGAAGCGCGTGGACATCGTGCTGTGGACGGCCGTGCATGGCAAGGAGCTCAAGAAGGGCCACACGCTCACCAGGACCTGCGAGACGCCGGGCTGCTGCAACCACGAGCACCACAAGCAGGTCACGCGCAGCGCGGCGATGCGCAAGGCGTTCGCGGCCATCGGCTTCGGGGGACAGAAGCACGGCAGCCGGGTGTCTGCCGCCATCCGGCACAAGGTCGGATCGCTGTCGCCAGAGCAGGTGGAGCTGATCCGCACCAGCCCCCTGACGGGTGCCGAGCTGGCGCGCCAGATGGGGAAGACCAAATCGGTGGTGCAGGACGCCCGCGCCGGCCGGAGCTATCGCGACTACGTGGTGACCAGCCCGTTCGCGGGGCTGGGCGGGAGGTCGGCATGCTGATCCTCGGGATGGACCCCGGCGTGCACACCGGTGTGGCGGCCTACGTGGATGGTGTGCTCACGGACCTGGAGACGGTGCCGCCGCACCACATCGAGCGGATCATCCGCGGCCGGCAGCCGGCCCGGGTCGTGTTCGAGGACTCGCGCCTGCAGTCGCACACCTGGACGCGCGGCCGCAGCGGCGCCGCCAGCGCCAAGATGGCGCGCAACGTCGGCCAGGTGGACGCATGGTGCCGGCTGATCTCCGAGGTGTGCGGCGAGCTGGGCATCCCGGCGCACGGCATCAGCCCGGCGACCAAGGGCGCGAAGCTGGACGCGGCGGCGTTCGCGCGCACCACGGGCTGGGCCGGATCTTCGAACGAGCACGCCCGCGACGCTGCCATGGTGGCGTGGCCCTTTCGGCGCGCCGCAGATCTGAGGAGCACCGCGCGATGACGTCCGCTGAACTCGTCTATACGGAGGCGCTCGCGCGCGTGAACTTTCCGCCGAAGTGCTCCTGCGTGAAGTTCGTCGACTCGATGGTGTCGATGGCCCGCTACCGTCCCAGCCGCGTGCTGTCGCCCGCCCAGTCGAAGTACCTGTGCAGCTGCGTGCTGCGGTTCCACCGACAGATCAACGGCTTGACCGTCGAATCCGCGCGCAAGGAGCTGGCGCGGCTGAAGGCTGCGGAGCAGGCCGGGTGCGCCCGATGATGCGACGTACCGGATTCCGCCGCGCGCCGCGTCCCGCAGCGCCAGCGGCCGACCGTGAGCAGCGCCTCGCCGCCCGTGCGGCGCGCGCCATGGCGGAGGCGCGGCCCCGGGCCTCGGTGATGGTGCCCTGCGCCGACTTGGCGCCGGCCGTGCCCAAGGCGGCGCCCGTGCGCAGCGAGGCCTACCGCCGACTCGTCGCCGCGCTGCCGTGCATGGCCTGCGGCTTGCCGGGGCTCTCGCAGTGCGCACACGCCAACACCGGCAAGGGCATGGGGCTCAAGGTCTGCGACCTGGATAGCTTCCCGCTCTGCTCCGACCGGCCGGGCACGCCCGGCTGCCACAGCCTGTTCGATCAGGGGGCTTTGCTGCCCAAGGCCGCGCGCCGCGCGATCGAGCCGGCATGGATCGCTGACACACAGCGCCGCATCATCGCCCTGGGGCTCTGGCCCGCGGGCATTCCACAACGAGAAGAAGGGGCTGCCCATGTACGTTGACATCCGCGAGTATGTCGAGATCCACGAGAAGAGCGCCGACGCTCCGGCCCGCAAGCGCGCATCGCCTGCCAACCTGGACGTCGAGCAGCGCAGTGCCGACGAGCTGCTGGCGCGCTACGGCCGATGGGCGCAGGACCGCTACGTCAAGCGGACGTGCGCCAGCGCCGAGGGCAAGTACGTGCCGCCGCCGACGCGCGGCGACGAGCCGATGGTGCCGTTCATGGCCGACTTCGACGCGATGCGCGTGCAGCATGCTCTGGTAGTGGTGCCCATGCAGTACCGGCGCGTGCTGCACGCCTACTACATCCCCCAGCGCGTGCCGCACCACGCCGCGCGCCGCCGGCTGGGCGTGGCGCCCGCGGCCTGGGAGCGTGACCGGCTGGAGGGGCTACGCAGCTTCTGGACGGCCTATCGCTTGCGCGGCTTGACACGATCTGGCACAATCGCGCCAATTTCCCGCGACACTGAGTCGTGAGCGCTTCCAGCGGTTGCCCAACGGCAGCCGCAGGTGCGCCCGATACAGAGTACGGATGACGCCAAGTACATGCCCGCACGGTTCGCCCTGCGGGCTTTTTCGTTTTTGGATGCCTAGACCGCTAAGGACGCGGGGCAGCCTGTAAAGCTGTCGCTTCGGCCGGCCTGGATCGTTACCAGGGGCATCCACCACCACATCGCACCCGTTCGGGTGCTCCGAGTTGCCACCACCGGGGCGCATCCACCACGCCTCTATCGCCGCCAGGGATGCCAAGCCCCAGGTGGTGGCGCCTTCCGACAACCAGGAGTGCTCAATGCAAGACGTTGCCGCCACTTCCGCCCTGTGGCACATCCCCCTTGGGCGGAGTGGCTTGTGCGGCGGTGGGGGCTGTGGTGGGCTGGCCTGTGACGGCGACGCGAGCCGCGAGATACTGGCTCAGGTACACGGAAATTTCGGAGGCAGTGCGGGGGGTCATCATCACGCCGCGCCATCCGAACTGGGGATGTCTGGTCATCAGCATGAAGTTGCCGCCCGTTTGCGGTCCCCAGAATGTCCAAAGCCGCGGTTCAAACAGCGTTTGGTAGGCGGTCCCCTCCTGCGGGCGATCCGGATCTTGGGTAATTTGCGCGCGGGCATTGCCAAGCTCCTCGATTAGCTTGGTCAGATCCTCTGCATTCAGCGTTTCGTTTACGTTCACTGAAACGCAGCCGTCCTTGACTTCAATCATTTCCGCCCTCCTGGCGATGGTTGTGTGAGAACTCCATCGTAGCCCCAGGAGGGCGGATCTTTCCTACTCGACTCCCGGCAGCCAGCGCCGGCCGCGCTCAGGCGCGGGTCTCCATCGCAAGCTGTGATGCTGGACAGCGGACGGCAGGCACCAGCGGGGCCAGACCAAGCCCCGTAGACCGATGGATGCCAGAACACCAGGGGATGTCATGAAAGAGATTCGCGTCAGGATGTTGGGCGAAGACGTCGAGCGTGTTTTCTACGAGCGCGACGCGCAAGATCAAGGCGCCGGCCAAGTCGAGATCGTGACGGCTGGCGCAGCGAGGCTGGTCTACATCAACGGCCACCGCGTGCGCAACGTGCTCGACATCGAACTCCCGATCGCGCAGGGCGACTTCGGCCCGCAGATCGTCTTGCGCTTGCATGCCGACATGATCGTGCAGCGCACGGTTTCGGGCGAGGAGTTCAAGCGCCTGAAGGATGCCTAAGCCCCGAATCCCAGCCGCCGCCCAGCGCGTCCTGATGGCCCAAGCCACAGGATATGCTCTGAGTTAGGAGGGTGTGACATGGTGTTCTTCGTAGATTTCCTCGGCGGCTTGACCGGCGGCGGATTAGCGGCTGGTTTGTTGGCATTGGCAGCATGGAAATATAAATCGCTTATCAGCCATTGGCTGCTGAAAGACATTGAGAAAATAAAAGCTGCGCACCAGCGTGAGTTGGAAGAAGCCAAAGCGGGCTACGCAAGAGAGCTGGAGGCATATCGCACTTCGCTCATCGCGGAGGCGGAGGCTACGAAAGCCAATCAAGACGTTCGTAAGACCATGGCCATTCACATGGCGAACAAGCGTTTTCAGGTGATAGAGAAACTGCAAGGTATCACTGAAGGCTTAGGTATTCGCTTATCGACCGCATACGAATATAATCATGCCCACGGGGACGCGTGGCACTCTCAGAGAGTTGAGGAGCTGACCAGCTCGGCCAGGGAGCTCGAGTCACTTTGCAGGAGTGCGAGGCCGTTTTTGGGACCCGGCAAAACCGCTCAAGTGCTGGAGCTTCATAATGCAGTTTTGGACGGATTGTTGGACATGGCGAGACGCGGAAGAGAAAATCCGCCGATGGATCAGGTTAGCGCTCTCGCAAAAAAACTAAACGAGATTCAGCGGCGCGTCGATGGAATCGTCGTGAACGAGATGATTGCAATGTTCAACATGGCGGGCATATCACGCGAGGAATGAGCAGCCGAAAGCACATCTCGCGGATCACTGGCCGCCGCCTCCAAGCCAGACGTCTGAGCGTGTGGTCCAGAGATCCACACTGCGCGACGTGCGGCAAGCTGGTCGAGTTCAACGACATCCCGGGCCGCGGCTTCCAGCTCGATCACATCCAGGCATTGAAGGCAGATGGCGGCACGGGCGAAGACATCGAGGCGAACACACAGGTTCTGTGCTGCGGTCCCGAGGGTTGCCACGCAAAGAAGACGGCCCGCGACATGGGCTACCAGCAGCGTCGGGCGGTGGGGGTGGATGGCTGGCCTGTCTGAGGCGTGATCGCCCCGCCAGCGGGCCGCCAGGGGCCTCCCCGGGTGCCCCGCAGATCGCGCCAATGGCCGGGCGGAGGCCCGAGGCGCCGCCGGGACCGAGGGGAGGGGGGATGGTCCCCCGAAAAATCCCGTTCTCCTGGGAAACCGACCTGTTCCCCTCGCGCAGCTAAACGTCCAGAAAAAAGGTGAATTCGATGGCACAACGAGGCCGAAAATCTGCTGCGAGCGTCGCGGTGGCGGCCGAGGTTGGACCGCTGGTGGCCACCAACCGGCTGGCGCCGAGCATGCACCTGAGCGATGCGGAGCAGGTGGTGTGGGCGCGGCTGGTGAACGATCACGCCGCGGCCGCGTTCACCGAGACGCACCGCGACATGCTGGACCTGTACTGCCAGCACGTCGTCACGGCCCAGGTGCTGGACGACGAGATCAAGGCCTTCGACCGCGAATGGCTGCGGGATGATGAAGGGCTGAAGAGGTACGACCGGCTGCTCGCCATGCGCGAGCGCGAGGTGCGCTCGGCGTCCTCGCTGGCCACGCGCCTGCGCATCACCCGCCAGGCGACCGTGGACCCCAAGACGGTCGGCCGGGCCAATGCGAGTGTGGGCCGCGCGCGAAAGCCGTGGGAAGTGATTGACGCGAAGCCGAAGTAGGGGGCTGCGGAACATCGCCTGGATCGAGGCGATGTGCCGTATCCCCGACGGCAAGCATGTTGGGCAGCCGGTGCGGCTGACCAAGCCTCAGAAGGAGTGGATCCGGAAGATCTACGACACGCCGACGCGCACGTTCATCCTGAGCATGGCGCGCAAGAACGCGAAGACGGCCACGAGCGCATTCCTGTTGCTCCTGCATCTGTGCGGGCCCGAGGCCAAGCCGAACAGCCAGCTGTACAGCGCGGCACAGTCTCGCGACCAGGCGGCCATCCTCTACGGATACGCCTCCAAGGTCGTGCGCATGTCGCCGGAACTGAGCGAGTACGTCATCCCGAAGGAGTCGGCGAAGACCCTGGTCTGCCCGGAGCTGGGAACGACCTACCGCGCGTTGTCTGCGGACGCCTCGACGGCCTACGGGCTCTCGCCGGTGTTCTCCGTGCACGACGAGCTGGGCCAGGTTGTTGGGCCGAGGTCGGAGCTGTACGAGGCGATCGAGACGGCATCGGCCGCGCACGAGAGGCCGCTGTCGATCATCATCAGCACGCAGGCCCGCACGGATGCCGACCTGCTGAGCCTGCTGATCGACGACGCGCTGACGGGGGCGGACCCGCGGGTGAAGGTGGCGCTGCACACGGCACCCATGGACATGGACCCGTTCAGTGACAGGGCGATCCGGGCGGCGAACCCGCACTTCGACGTGTTCATGAACCAGGAGGAGGTCCGCAAGCAGGCCACGGACGCCAAGCGGCTGCCGAGCATGGAGGCGGGATACCGCAACCTGATCCTGAACCAGCGGGTGGAAGCGAAGACGCCCTTCATCACCCGGGCGGTGTGGCAGGAAAACGGGGCTGAGCCGGACGACCAGCCAGGCCTGAAGGTCTACGGCGGACTCGACCTGTCGTCGGTGAGCGACCTGACCGCGCTGGTGCTGGCGTCCGATGCGGGTGACGTGATTCCCACCTTCTGGCTGCCGGGCGAGGGGCTGGCGGAGAAGTCCCGCGCGGACCGAGTGCCCTACGACATCTGGGCATCCAAGGGGCTGCTGAAGACGACGCCAAGCCGGTCGATCGAGTACGAGTACGTGGCCGCCGAGTTGCGCGCCGTGTTCGACCGGTACGACGTTCAGGCCCTGGCCTTCGACCGCTGGGGCATGCGCCACCTGCGGCCGTGGCTGCTGAAGGCCGGGTTCACAGAGAAGGAGCTGGCGAAATTCGTTGACTTCGGGCAGGGGTTCCAGTCGATGTCGCCGGCCATCCGGACGCTGGAGGAGCGGCTGCTCGCCAAGAAGCTGAAGCACGGGAATCACCCAGTGCTATCGATGTGCGCGGCCAATGCAGTCGTGGTCAAGGATCCGGCCGAGAACCGCAAGTTCACCAAGTCGAAGGCGAGCGGCCGGATCGACGGCATGCAGGCTCTGGCCATGGCGGTCGGGGTGATGCCGATGGCAGAGCCTCCGAAGCCGCCGCCGAAGTACCAGATGTTCGTCGTCTGACGAGCACCACCAGCCCGCCTCGTGCGGGCTTTTTCATTTCAGGAGATCCGCATGGAACGTGCGTACTCGACCCTCGTGATCAAGGCTCTCAGCGACGAGGGCGGCAAGCGAACCTTCAAGGGCATCGCATCCACGCCGAGCACCGACCGGATGGGTGACATCGTGGAGCCCAAGGGCGCGCAGTTCAAGCTGCCCATTCCCTTGGTTTGGCAACACGACCATGGAGACCCCATCGGGTGGGTCACCGCGGCGCGCGTGACCGAGAAGGGCATCGAAGTCGAGGGCGAAGTCGCCCAGATCGAAGACGACGGCCCGCTGAAGGAGCGCCTCACCACGGCCTGGCAGATGCTGAAGGCGAAGCTGGTGCGCGGCCTGTCGGTCGGCTTCAAGCCGCTCGAGACGGCGCGCATCGATGGCACCTACGGCATCCGGTACACGAAGTGGCTGTGGTTCGAGCTCTCCGCGGTCACCGTGCCGGCCAACGCCGACGCATCCATCACCACCATCAAGTCGCTCGACAACGCGCTGCTGGCCGCGACAGGCCACAAGCAGGACCGGGTCGTGCGGCTTCTCCCTCCCGGCGTCTCGGGACAACCAGGTGCCCGCCAGGGCGTCGTATTCCTCAAGTGATCCTGAAAGGACAAGCCGTGAATTTGCAAGAACAGATCAAGCGTCTCATGGAGACCCGCACCGCCAAGGCCCTGGAGCTGGAAGGCGTGCAGAAGAAGGCCCTCGACGAAGGCCGCACCAAGGACGAAAGCGAGCGCGAGGCCTTCAAGGGCCTGACCGCCGACATCGCCCAGATCGACGCCGAGCTGGAGGACCTCCGCGCGCTCGAAGCCCTGCAGGCGACCAAGGCCACGCCGGCCGCCGGCGCCACCCCGGCGGGCGCCACCAACGCGCGTGGCGCTCTCGCGACCGGCGCGGGCCCGGCGATCCACATGAACAAGGACGCCGACGAGAAGTTCAAGGGCCAGAACTACACCCGCATGGTGATCGCGAAGGCCCTCTCGCGCCTGTCCGACGGCGACGTGTCGCCCCTGGCCATCGCCGAGGCGCGCTGGGGCAAGACGAACCCCACGCTGATCAACGTCATGAAGGCCGCGGTGCCGGGCGGCGGCACGGGCACCGGCGAATGGGGTGCGGAGCTGGCGGCCATCGATCAACGCTACACCGGCGACTTCATCGAGTACCTCTACTCGCAGACGGTGTACGACAAGCTGCCGCTGCGCCAGGTGCCCGCGAACGTCCAGATCAAGGGCCAGGACGGCGCCGCGACGGCCTACTGGGTGGGCCAGTCCAAGGCGATCCCGGCCACGACGGCCGACTTCATGAACGTCACGCTGACGCCGCTGAAGGTGGCCGCCCTGGCTGTGGTTTCCAACGAGCTGCTGCGCGATTCCAGCCCGGCCGCTGAGCAGCTGGTGCGCGACGCCCTCGTGGAGGCCAGCTCGCAGCGCGTGGATAACACCTTCCTGAGCGCCGCCGCGGCCGTGGCTGGCGTCTCGCCGGCCGGCATCCTGAATGGCCTGACGGGCATCCCGTCTGCGGGCACGGACGGCGCCGGCCTGCGCACCGACATCAAGGCCCTGTACGCGGGGTTCATCGCGGCGAAGAACGTGAACGGCCTGCAACTGGTGACCACCCCGTCCCTGGCCAAGTCGGTGCAGCTCATGACCAACGCGCTGGGCCTGCCCGAGTTCACTGGCATCAACGCCTCGGGCGGCACGCTGCTGGGCGACGCAGTGACCACCGGCGACAACGTCGGCGCCGGCCAGCTGGTGATGCTGAAGCCGTCGGACATCTACCGCATCGGCGATTCGGGCGTGCAGGTCTCGATTTCCCGCGAGGCCATGATCGAGCAGGACACGGCGCCCACGGGCGCCACCGACACGCCCGCGGGCGCCTCGGCCAACTTCACGTCGATGTTCCAGAGCGAGAGCACCGCCATCAAGGTGGTGCGCTCCATCAACTTCGCCAAGCGCCGCGCCTCTGCCGTGGCCTTCGTGACCGGCGCCGACTACGGCGCGCCGGCCGCGGGCGGCTGATCCCGCCGGCGACCGTGCCGGGTCTGCTTGCGGGCCCGGCCTTCCCCCTCACCCCCCAAGGAACTGCCATGCGCGAGAACCTGAAAGCAACGAAGTCGTTCACCTACGCCGGCCGCGCCCTGCGGGCGGGGGACGCGTTCGACGCGTCGCGCAGCGATGCGCGCGTGCTGCGCGCCGTCGGCCGCGCCGTGCACATCGGCACCTACGAGACGACCGCCGCGGCACCCGAGGTGACGAAGGCGGCCGCGCCCACGGAGCCGGCGAAGGCTGCTCCGAAGCGGGCCACGCCCAAGAAGGCGGACACGAAGTGAAGAGCATGGCGGCAGAACTCCGCGCGCAGGCGGTGGAGCGCGCGGCGCAGTCCAAAGGGCTGGTCACGGCGCAGCCGCGCGGGCTGGTCTCGCCGCGCTCCGATGGGGTGTGGCACGACATCACGCCCGCGCAGCCGCCCGGCTACTTCCAGCTGGACATCAATGTGCGGCCGGAGACGGTGCTCTCGTACCCTTCGGTCTTCTCGTGCGTCTCGCTCATCTACAACGACATCGGAAAGCTGCGCACGCGCCTCATGGAGCTGAAGCCGTCGGGCATCTGGGCCGAGACCACGAACCCGGCCTACTCGCCGGTGCTGCGCCGGCCCAACCACTACCAGAACCAGATCCAATTCAAGCAGTGGTGGGTGTGCTCGAAGCTGGTCTGGGGCAACACCTACGCGCTGAAGGTGCGCGACGGCCGCGGCGTGGTGACGGGGCTCTACATCCTGGACCCGGGCCTGGTGCAGCCGCTGGTGGCGCCGGACGGGTCGATCTTCTACCAGCTCGGCCAGGACAACCTGTCCGGGCTGCAGCAGGCCACGGTCTACGTCCCAGCGTCGGAAATCATCCACGACCGGATGAACTGCATGTTCCACCCGTTGGTGGGCGTCTCGCCGCTGTTCGCGGCCAGCCTGCCGGCATCGAGCGGCCTGGAGATGCTTCGCGACTCGCGGCGGTTCTTCAACCAGGGCGCGAAACCCAGCGGGTTGCTGGTGGCGCCGGGCGAGATCGACACGGAGACGGCGCGCACGCTGGCGACCTACTGGAACGACAATTTCACCGGGCCCAACGCGGGTAAGGTCGCGGTGGTGGGCGACGGCCTGAAGTACGAGCCGATTCGCATGACGGCGTCCGACGCCCAGACGAAGGAGCAGATCGCGCTCACCTCCGAGATGGTGGCGCAGGTGTTCCACGTCCCCTCGTTCAAGGTGGGCGGGCCGATTCCGGCCGGCCAGAAGGTGGGCGACCTGAACCAGATCTACTTCAACGACGCGCTGCATTCGCTCATCGAGGAGATGGAGCTGGCGCTGGACGAAGGCCTGGCACTGCCGGCCGGTTACCGCACGGAGCTGGAGCTGGACAACCTGCTGCGCATGGACCCGGCCACGCAGGCCGACGTGCTGTCCAAGCTGGTCAAGGGCAGCATCAAGGCGATCAACGAGGCTCGGCGCGACGTGAACCTGCCGCCGCTGGAAGGCGGCGACACCGTCTACATGCAGCAGCAGGACTTCCCGCTGCACGAGGTGCGCCTCAACAAGCTGCCGCCAACGGGCGCCGGCACCACGCCGGCTGCGCCCGCACCGGCCGATGCCACGCCGCCGGCGGGGGCAGAGGAGATCAGCGACCAGGACCGCAAGGCCCTCGCCGAATACATCGAGAAGGAACTGGCATGCGACCCGACCTGAAAGCACTGGCCGACGTCGTGATCCAGGCCGTCCGCGCCACGCTGGCGCCGCTGAAGATGCAGTTGCGGGAGATCGACGACGCCGTGAAGGCGCTCCCCGCGACCATCACGAAGGACCTGGACCAGCGCGTGCAGGCCGCCGTGGCCGAGCTGCCGCCGGCGAAGGACGGCAAGGACGCCGACCCGGAGGCGATCGCCGCGCTGGTGGCCAAGGCCGTTGCCGAGCTGCCGCCTGCCAAGGACGGCGCGCCCGGCGCCAGCGTCACCGTGGATGACGTGGCGCCGCTGGTGGCGGAGGAGGTCGCGAAGGCAGTGGCGGCGTTCCCCCGGCCGAAGGACGGCGCGCCCGGCACGAGCGTGACGCCCGAGGACGTGGCGCCCATGGTCGCCGAGCAGGTAGCCAAGGCCGTGCAGGAGATCCCGGCGCCGCAAGACGGTAAGAGCCTGGCGCCCGAGGACGTCGCCCCCATGTTGGCGGAGATGGTGCAGGCCGCGGTGGCGGAGATCCCGCACCCGAAGGACGGTGAGTCGGTGCCGGCCGGCGAGGTGCAGCGCATGGTCGACGAGGCGGTGAGCAAGGCAATGGCCGCCGTCGCCCCGGCGAAGGACGGCGCGCCCGGCCGCGACGCGCTGCAGTTGGAGCTGCAGCCCGCGATCGACCTGGCGAAGACCTACCCGCGCGGCACGTACGCGCGGCATGCCGGTGGCCTGTGGCGCGCCTTCGAGGCGACCAAGGGGCTGCACGGCTGGGAGTGCGTGGTGGACGGCATCGCGCACCTGCAGATCGAGCAGGACGGCCGGGAATTCACCCTGGTGGCGAAGACCTCCAGCGGCGACGAGGTGCGCAAGAGCGTCAAGGTGGCCGCGCTGGTGGACCGGGGCGTGTTCAAGTCGGGCACCGAGTACGAAGCCGGCGACGGGGTGACCTGGGGCGGCTCGTTCTTCATCGCCCAGAAGGACGGTCCGCGCGGCCACCCGGGCGAGCCCGGCTGCGACGGCTGGCGCCTGGCCGTGAAGCGCGGCCGCGACGGGACGAAGGGGGTTTCGATATGACGCCACTCGCAACGCTGGACGAGGTGAAGCAGCACCTGCGCATTGACGGCCCGGACGCCGACGGCGACCTGACGATCAAGCTGGCCGCGGCGTCCGAACGCGTCGCGCTCCACCTGAACGGCGTGTCTCCGTACCTGCCGCCGGTGGAGGGCGCGGCCGCCCAGGCGCGCCCCATCGTGCGGGCTGCGGTGCTGCTGCTGGTCGGCTACCTCTACCGATACCCGAGCGGCGACGAGAAGAAGGCGTTCGACGACGGCCGACTGCCGGCGCCGATCACCGCGCTCCTCGCCCCGCTGCGCAGAAAGGTGCTGGCATGACGCTCGACGCAGGAGACCTGAACCGCCGCATCACCATCCAACGCCGCGGCGCCGCGACCGACACCTGGGGCTCTCCGGTGCCGGGCGCCGAGAACTGGGTCGAGGTGGGCAAGGCCTGGGCAAGCATCAAGACGCTTTCCGGCCTTGGCGCCATCAAGGCGGACGCCCAGGCGTCCACCGTCAAGGCGTCTATCCGGGTGCGCTGGCGCACCGATCTGGCCGCCGGCATGCGCGTGCTGCACGGTGGCACGGTGTACGACGTGCAGGCAGTGCTGCCGGACGCCGCCGGCCGCGAGCACGTCGACCTGGTCTGTGAGGTCGGCCGATGAGCTTCAAGATCGATGTGGATCTGGCGGGGCTGGACCGGTACATGAACGAGCTGGCCGACAACGCGGACGCCGCGGCACGCCCGGCCGCGCAGGCGGCCATCCAGGTGGTCTACGACCAGATCCGGCTGAACGTCGCCGCCATGGGTCGCAAGAGCGGGAACTTGGAGCGGTCGATTTACCAAGCCTACGCGACGAAGGAGGCCACGCCGGGGCGCGCCATCTACCAGGCGGGCTGGAACCACAAGAAGGCGCCGCACGCGCACCTGCTGGAATGGGGCTGGCTGCAGCGCTACGTGTACCGCCCGGACGGGATGGGCCCCATGGTCCGGCCTGGCATGGACGGCAGGGAGAAGCCCGGCCGCCGGGCGTCGCAGGCCGAGAAGAACGCCTACTACGTGCCGCTGGCCGTGCCCAAGCAGATTCCGGGCAGGGCGTTCGTGCGGCGCGCCGAGTCGGCGTTCGAGAGGGCGTACCAGGCTGCGGAGCAGGAGCTACTGCGGCGGATCAAGGGAGGTGGCGAACATGGCTCTGGAGGATGACCTGCAGGCGCTGCTGATGGCGAGGTGCGAGCGTTCGTTCCCGCTCACCGCGCCCCACGACACGCAGCTGCCATACCTGATCTGGCAGCACGTCGGCGGGGACTCCCTGCGCTTCCTCGACAACACGGCGCCGGCCACGCGCAACGCCGCCATCCAGGTGACCGCATGGGCCGCGACGCCGCGCTCGGCGTTCCTGCTGATCCGGCAAGTGGAGGACGCGCTGTGCGCCTCGCCCGCGCTGCAGGCCGCGCCGCAAGGTGAGCCCGTGGACGCACCTGACGACGCCGACGAGATTTTCGGCGCCACCCAGACCTTCAGCGTCTGGGGCGCACGCACTTGAAAGGAAGAATTCATGGAAAAAGATCAACAAGCAAAGCTGCTCGCAATCGCCGCCGCAGCAAAGGATCTGCAGAAGGCGCTGAACGACTACGGAAGGCCTCTCGATGTGGATGTCCGAATGACATCCTATGTGCCGCTCGGAGTCGATTCCGAGATGGCATCTTTCGAAGTCACTGTCACTCGCCAAGAGCGCCTGAGGATCTATCCGTGAGCGCGACCACCAAAGCCCTGCATGAAGCGCTGATTCGCCTTGCGAAGGGCGCCATCACCGCCTGGGAGAACTGGCTGCACGCGCAGCGCTGATCACCCGCCCATCACCCTGCCTCGCAGGTCTGCCTCTCCCTCGGGACTCGCAGCCATGACGCCTCGCAGAAATCCGCCCCACCAGGGGCTCGTTTCTTCGAAAGGCCCAACATGGCTGTCTCCCTCCCCGACGGTGCGACCGTCGCCATCGCAACCGCCTATGGCCCTGCCAAGGCGATCACGCTCATCTCCAACACGGCCCCGGGCGTGGTCACCAGCGCCGGCCACGGCCTCAACAACGGCGCCTTCCTGGAGCTGAAGTCCGGCTGGCAGAAGATCAGCGAGCGCATTTTCAAGGCCGGCGACGTCGCCACGAACGCGCTCTCGCTGCTCGGCACCGACACCACCGACGTGAACCGCTTCCCCGCGGGTTCTTCGGGCGGCTCCCTGCGCGAGATCCTGGCCTGGACGCAGATCCCGCAGATCCTGGAATTCACGACCAACGGCGGCGACCAGCAGTTCGCAAATTTCTCCTTCCTGGAAGAGGACTACGAGCGCCAGCTGCCCACCGTGACGGCCGCGCAGTCCATCCAGATCGGTATCGGCGACGATCCGACGCTGCCGGGTTACCAAGCGCTCAAGGCCGCCGGCGAAGCCCGCGCCATCCGCGCCATCAAGATCACGCTGCCCAACGGCTCGGTGATCCTCTACAACGGCTACGTCAGCTTCAACGAAACCCCGACCCTGACCAAGGGCCAAGTGATGCAGGTGCGCGCCACCATCTCGCTGCAGGGCCGGCCGGTGCGCTACACGGCCACCTGATCCTTTCGCGTCGGCCACAGGGCCCTTCGGGGCCCTTTTTTATGCCCTCGCCGAACGTATGCGGCGCGGGTCTTTTTCACCTCTCCGAAAGCACAACACCATGGCAAAAATCGTATTGGGCAAGCGCCCCGAGACCTTCAAGCGCACGGTCGCCGTCCCGATGCTGGATGGCACCAAGGGCACCATCGAATGCACGTTCCGCTACCGCACCCGCAAGGAGTTCGGCGCGCTGGTGGACGGCATCCGGGCCGAAGCCGAGAAGCTGGGTGCCCAGGCCACCGCCGAGGCCGCCCCGGCGGAAGAAGGCGCGCCCGCGAAGGAATGGAGCCTGCGCGACCACTTCGACAAGCTGGTGGGCACCAATGCCGAATACATGCTGCAGATCCTGGACGGCTGGAACCTGGATGTGCCCCTGAACGCCGAATCCCTGCAGCAGCTCTCCGACGAGCTGCCCGCCGCGAGCGAGGCCATCGTGGATGCCTACCGCGTGGCAATCACCGAAGGCCGCCTGGGAAACTGAAGGCGCTGGCTGCGGCGCTCTACACCAGCCCGCCGACGGCCGAGGAGCTGGCCTTCTGGGGCCTCACGCCCGACGACTACGGGCACGAGGAAGTGTGGGTGTGGCCTGAGAACGCCGACGCGTTCTTTCTCTTTCGCGACCTGGCAACCCAGTGGCGCGTCGCGATGGGTGGGCCCACCGGCCTCGACCACAACGTGCTGCTCCTGCGCCTGGACCGCATGCGGCTGCCAGAAGACGACCGCGACCAGCTCGACGCCGACGTGCGCGTGATGGAACTGGCCGCGCTTGAGCAAATGAACGAGGAGCGGGAGAAGCGCGAGCGAACGGCGAAGGGGTAGGATGCAGAGCCGCTACGATGCCGGGAAAAGGAGGGCGTGGCATGCGCAGCGAAGACGAGGCGAAGAGCCTGCAGGCAGAGATCAACCGGTGGAAGTGGGGCGTCGCCGGCGCGGGGCTGCTCGCTGTAGTGGCGTATGCCGCATGGTTCGGGTGGCGTCATGGGCTGGCGCTCGCCGACGGGCCAAGTACCTGGGGCGAGTTCGGTGACTTCCTGGGTGGCATCCTCAACCCGCTGGTGGCGTTCGCGGCGTTCTACTGGCTCACCCGGTCGGTGCAGTTGCAGAAGCGGGAGCTGGAAGAGACGCGGCGCGCGTTGGAGGAGTCCTCGGAGGCGCAGAAGGCGCAGGCGGAGCAGAGCCGTATCGCCGTCAGGTTGGACGCGTTGGTGGCCGCGAATGCGATGGCCGGCGACGATTTGATCGACCTGCAGCAGCGTCGCGAATCGTTTATGAAGGCTGCAGGAAATGATGATGCGAATAGCGGCGCGGTCGACGCTGCTTTAGACCGAGTTGCGGGCCTCGATCAGCAAATAGCAGCTCTCACAGGTATTCAGGAAAAGTGCCGCAGGGAGATAAGAGACGTGTTGAGGCGCTACCCGCTGCCTAACCCCACCGCCCGGTCCGAAGATGCCGCGGCGCCGCCAGTGGCTCCACATTGAAACCCTGTTCATGCCCTCTCCGGAGGGCCTTTCTACTGGCGGTCCCGCAGCGCGAGCCGCCGGCCATAAGCGCGGAGCTCGATCTTCGCTAGGGACTCCGGGTTCGCGGTGTTCAGGGTGATGGGCACCGACGTGGTGCCGTCGGGCAGTGCCACCACGATCGTGTTGTCGTCGAGGAATTCGTACTCACCCTCGTAGGTGGTGTCTTCGTACTTGGCGGTGACTGTGGGCATGGCGGTATGGACGGGACCGGTTACGCGGCAGGGGCGGACAAGGCGGACATCAGCGTGGCGGCTCCCTGGAGCAACACGGCGACGCCGGTCGCAATTGCGGCGACAGCGTTGCAGCGCGCCTGCTTGTGGAGGATCTGTTCGATCTCCACCGGTGGGCCGCTGAGATATGCCATTGGATAGACGATCGGCAGCTTCGACGCCCGGAACCACAGCGCGGCCGAAGCGAGCGCCGCCAAGGCGGAAAGGATGTTGAGCGCGAGGATCATGGTTGGTGTGGCCCTGCCGTCGTTCAGAGAAGTTTTTCCAACTCAGCCCGCTTGGCGAGGCGCTGGTCGGCGATCTTGTTGAGGATCCAGATGCCGGCGCCCACGTTGCCGGCATACACCAGCAGCCAGAGGATGTGAGACCGGGTGAGGGGCGCCGCGTCGATCCCGAACGAGATCACGCCGACGCACCCATTCACGACGCTCAGGACGGCGAAGCTGGGCAGGAACACTCGCCGAGCGCCGTTTGCCGTGGCGCGGGTCCACCGGCTGAGACGCTGCCTGCCGGCATCATTCAGGCCCGCCAAGGCGGCCACGGCGCCGACCGCGGCGAAGACGCAACCGAAAGAGGCCAGCAGCAGTTCGAATGTCATGGGTGGTGCGGAGGCAGTTCGAGGGTGACGGGCCAGGAGGAGGTGGCCATGGCGAGAGAGGTGAAGGCTACGGCGAGGGCTTCCGTATCGTGATCCGCCTCCGCCGGGGCTGAGCGGGATCTGTGCTTGCGGCAGGGGTCTGGGCGGCTTGGCGTTCAGCCGCCTCCCGCTTCTGCCGGTTCTGCTCGGTCTTGAGCGGGTCGCTGGTGAGGCCGCCGGAGGGCGACACCTGGACATCCAGGTCCGCCATGTTCATGACGATTTCGCGGGGCTGTGCTTCGTCGACCACTGTGTTCTTTGCTGAACGGTCGCGGAGCTTCCGCGGCTTCGCTTGCAGGGCCTCCACTCGCGCTTGGGCGGCTTCGAGTTCTTCGACCGCTTTCTTGAATTGCTCCAACCGCTGTTGCTCAAGGAGCACTTCGACGTCGTCTCGGATGAGGCGTATGTCGATCAGCTCGTCTTCAAGGATGGGGCGCTCGTAGCCCCTCTCCTCGTTGAAATCGACGGCGTCCATCACGCAGCCGCATGCGAAATGCAAGTCGAGCAGGCGAACCATCAAATCCACCTTGGCCGCGCGCAGGTCCATCTCGTCCTCTGCGATTCGGAGGGCAAGGGTGCGGAGCGCACCGTCGGTGCTGCTGCCGGTGAAGGTCTGTTCTAGCCTCGCGACGATCTCGGCGTTCATTGTGCGACCGTTGCTTTCCGCTGCCTCCTTGATGAGTGCGCGCATTCCCTCCGGAAGCCGGAGCATGAATTTGTCGGACTCGCGTCCGGTGGAAGCTGTTTCGGTTGCCATCCCCAGAGCATAGCGTCACCGTGACGCAAAAAAGGCTTGCAATAAAAGTCACGGTGACATACATTGGATTCAGGCAGTCACGGTGACTTGCCAAAGGAGCGGAAGATGAGTGATAAGCGGCGTAGCCCCTTTCCCCTGAGACTTGATGAAGAGCTGGAGCGGTGGGCGAAAGAGCAGGCCAAGAAAGATGACCGTTCGGTGAACGGGTTTATCAACCGCCTGCTGCGGCAGGCGAAGCAGTCCCAGGAAAGCCCGCATGCACAAGCGGCCTGATAAAGAAAAAGCCCCAACGGCGGCAACCGTTGAGGCTTTGGATGCAGCAAACCTAGCAAAGGAAAGCAACATGGCGAATTCTACGCAAGTCGCGGCCGGTCGCGCAATCTCCGTGCCATTTCACGGGGCCGAACTCTGTGTGGTCGAGCACGAGGCGCAACCCTACACGCCCATGAAACCGATCATCACCGGGATGGGGCTCACCTGGCACGGCCAACACGCGAAGATCAAGGCGAACAGCCGCCGGTGGGGTGTTCTTGAGTTGAGAATACCTTCGGCCGGTGGTCTCCAGGACATGCTCTGCATGCCTTTGCGAAAGCTGCCCGGCTGGCTGTCGGGAATCGAGGCAGGCAAGGTGAAGAGTGAGGAGGCTCGAGCCAAGGTGCGCGAGTACCAAGAAGAGTGCGACGACGTCCTCTGGCAGTACTGGAACGAGGGCGTTGCGGTCAACCCGCGGGCGCTGTACTCGGTGGGCCCGAACGATGTGCTGACGCGCGACGAGGCAGAAACGCTTCGGCTCATGCTCGCCACGGCGGTGGCGCGGCTCCCGAAGAGCAAGCAGGCCGCGGCCATGGTGGCGGGCTGGAGCAAGCTGAAGGCGCACTTCCATGTGTCGTACCGGCAGATCCCGCGCAGCGAGTTCACCGAGGCGGTTTCGATCGTCGCGCGGCACACGGCCGAATGGGAAGTGGTGGACGAGCCGCCGCCGGCCGGAACCCTGGACGAGCAGATCGACCGGCTGGTGAAGGAGGTGGAGGCGCCCAACGGAGCGGCCGTGGAGGTCTTCATGCCGCTGGTCAACGCGGTGCTGTCCAAGTGCGGGCTGCGCGCTCCAATGGCCCGGGCCCAGGTCGAGGCGATCACTACCCGGCTCGACCGGCTGGGTCGCCTGTTTCACCCGCTGAGCGACCAGGCCGCGGACCTGGTCGGCATCCTGCGGGCCTTGCGTGGCCGCTGCCCTGTGGCAGGAATGCAGGAGCCGGGTTTCACGGAAATTCTGCCGGCGCCGCGCCGGGCCTGATGGGAAGAACTGAGATGGAAGCCATCAAGATCAAGGTCACCGGCACCAGCCCGCTGATGATGCATGCAGGTACTCTGGCGCAACGCTGAAGCAACTGCAAGCCCTTCGCAGAGGGCTTGGGGATGCGGAAGCATCACTTCCCGACTCGGCAGGGCAATGTTTTCTGCGGTTCGGTAAGGTTTGGCTGGCCCCGGTGGGGCATGGCTGGGTATGGGCCGAAAACGGCGGCAAGCCTCTTCTCACGAGGGGGCTTGCCGAGGGGTTCGGATAGCATGGTGGCTTCTGAAAGGGAGAGGCCATGCGATTTTTTCTTCTGTTTGCCGGATTCATGGTCTCGTGCGGGGGCGCCATAGCGCAGGCGCCGCCGAAGGTGAACGAGCGTGCACTTCGCGCGGCACTTGAAGAGACCCTGAAGGACTCGGAATCGGCTCGCTTTCGCCAGATCAAACACAAGCCGAGCGGAAGCAGGGGGATTTGGACGATTTGCGGCGAGGTGAACGCGAAGAACGGCTATGGCGGATACGCTGGGTACGAGCCGTTTGTAGGAACCGCAGCAAAAGAGACCTCCGCGCCCGTTGAGTACCTCATCCTCGGGGTGGGGGAGGCGGCGGGCCTTCTGTGCAAGAAAGAAGGACTTCGGTAAAGATCCGCCAACGAACCCGCCACCCGGCGGGTTTTCTTTTTCCAAGGCCTCACGGCTTCGTCGTGAGGCCTATTTTTTTTGGGCGCGCACATGGCAGAAATTGACCGCAAGGTAACGTTGACGACGGAAGTGGACAGCACGGGCGCGCGTGCCGGCTTCCAGCAGGTGAAGGACGCGGGCCGTGACATGGCCCAGTCCGTCCAGCAATCGGGGCAGCAAGCAGCGAAGGGGGTCCAAGGCATCGGCGATGGTGCGCCTGCGGCAGCGCAGAAAGTGGAGACCAGCGCGCGGTCGCTCATCGGCTCCATCCAGCGGACAACAGCCGCCATGGAGGCCGGCGAGAAAGGCACCGCCAAGTATTACGAGACGCTGGGCAAGCAGCGTGGCGTCAGTGCCGACGTGCTCAAGCCCTACATCGAGCAGCTGCGCCAGGCCGAAGAGGCTCAGCGCCTCGCCTCAGGCTCCTTGGGGGCGATGGGGGTGTCGGCTGCGCAGACGGCTGCGGCGCTGCGTGGCGTGCCGGCGCAGTTCACCGACATCATCGTGTCGTTGCAGGGCGGCCAAGCGCCCCTAACGGTGCTTCTGCAGCAGGGCGGTCAGCTGCGAGACATGTTCGGCGGCGCCGGCGCCGCCGCGCGTGCGCTGGGAGGCTATGTGCTGAGCCTCGTGAACCCGCTGAACGTCGCGGCCGCCGCTGCTGGCGTGTTGGCACTGGCCTATTACCAGGGCAGCAAGGAGGCCGAGGGTTATCGCAACGCGCTCACCCTCACAGGCAATGCCGCCGGCACCACAGCTGGAGAGCTAAAAACCTATGCCCAGGAGATCAGCGGCGTGGTGGGCACGCAGGGCAAGGCCGCCGAGTCGCTGACCGCTATCGCGGGCACGGGCAAGGTGGTTGGCGACGTGCTGCGCGACGCCAGCCTCGCCGCGGTGCAGTACGAGCGCGCCACCGGCCAGGCTGTGAGCAAGACCGCCGACCAGTTCGCCTCTCTCCGCGGTGAGCCGCTGGCGGGGGTGCTGAAGTTGAACGACGGCATGAACTTTCTGACGGAGAGCACCTACCGTCAGATCAAAGGGCTGGAGGATCAAGGCCGTACGACGGATGCCGCGCGCGTGGCGCAGCAAGCCTATGCGGATGCGCTGATCGGCCGCGCCGGCGAGATCGATCGGAACCTGGGCACCCTGGAGCGTGGCTGGAACGCCGTCGCGGATGCTGCGAAGAAGGGCTGGGACAACATGCTGGGCCTGGGCCGGGCCCAGACCACCCAGGACAAGCTCAAGCAGGTGAAGGACGAGATCGCGGCGGTCGAAAAACAGCTGGATTCCGGACGGGGGTTTGGTTCCACCGAGGGCGGCGCCGCTTTCGGGAACGGCCGCGGAACGCTCAACCCGGCGGCGCAGCAGCAGCTGAAGGATCGGCTCGCGTCTCTGGGCGCCGAAGCGGCATCGCTGGAAGGCGTCGCGTACGCGGAGAAAGCAGCGGCGGAAGCCGGGCGCCAGCGCGCGGACCAGATGCAGGCCACGCAAGCCTGGGACAAGGCAGGCGAGAAGTACCTCTCCGAAAAAGTGAAATTGGAGCGTGAGCTTACCCAGGCCCGCAACGAAGGGCTTGCCGCGGGCAAGAGCAACGCCGAAATTGAGGAGCGACTGGCAAACATTCGTGAGGAGTACACGAAGAAGGGCGCTGCGGCTGCGAAGGCGGAGCTGAGCGCGTACCAGAGCCTCGTCGCAGCTGTCCGGACGAAGATCGAGCAAAACCAGCTGGAGATTACAACGGGGGGCAAGCTCAACGAGGCGGAGCGGCTCCGCGTGAAGTTGATGGCCGAGACCGCGGAAGGCTCGCGCAAGATGACCGGTGCTCACCGGGCCGAAGCGCTGGCACTGCTGGAGAAGTTGAACGCTTCGGAGCAGGTGCTGGAGGTAGCGCGCAACCAGCGCAAGTTCGAGGAGCAGCGGGATCGGGAGAACGTGCGCATCGCGGACGAAATCGCCAAGATCAACGCCAAGGCACAGGCCCTGGAGGACGAGGCGGCGGTGTACGGCAAGTCGTCCACCGAGCTACGCGCCCTGACCGTCGATCGCCTGAACGAGCAAAAGGCCATCTTGCAGGGGCTCCCGCGCTCGCAGCAGCGCATCGACCAGATCAACGACGAGATCGCAGCCATCCGCCGACTGGGCGCGGCAGAGGACCAGATCGCGGGGCTGAAGATGCAGTCGCACGCGGACGATCTGCTGCGCTCGGCGCAGGAGCAGGCGCGGATCTACGAGGACGAAGCCAAGTTGGCCGGCCTCACCCGCCTGGAGCGGGAAAAGATCCTGGCCTTGCGCCAAGTGGAGCTGAAGTTCGCGAAGGAACTGGCCGCCGTCGACAAGATGCCAGACGCCGACGATGAGCAGAGGGCCGCGAAGCGGCGGGCGCGTGACACCATCGAGCAGGCCAAGCGCATCGAGGGCGAGGCGGCCGTGTCGAAGGTCATCCAGCAGGACTGGGACCGCACGGCGGACGAGATCAACAAGTCGCTCACGGACGCGCTGCTGCGGGGCTTCGAGTCGGGCAAGTCGTTCGCGGAGAACTTCCGGACCACGTTGAGGAACATGTTCTCGACGTTGGTGCTGCGCCCGATCATCAGCTACATCCTGGCGCCGGTGTCGGGGGCCATCTCCGGGATCACCAACGGGATCATGGGCGGCGGCGCCGGCGGTGGCGCGCTCGACATCCTGTCGGTCGGCAAGAGCATCTACTCCGCGATCAGCGGCGGTTTCACGTCGCTGACCAACAGCATCGCGATGTACGTCCAGCGGGGCTTCAATTTCCTGACGGGCGCCGGGCCGATGACCGCAGGCCAGCTGCCGGGCGCGGCTGCGCAGGGCATCGGGCTCGCGGGCAGCTACGTGGCCGGCGCCTACGGCGGGGTGATGGCCGGCCGGCTCATCTCCGGCGGCTATTCCGCTATCGGCAGCTCGGGTAACACCGCAGTCAACGCGGGCACGATCATCGGCTCCATCTTCGGCGGCCCGATGGGCGGGGTCATCGGTGGCGCGATTGGCGGCCTCGTGAACCGCGTGTTCGGCCGCAAGCTCAAGGACACCGGGATCGAGGGCGAGTTCGGTGGCGCCGACGGCTTCACGGGCCGCACGTACCAGTACTACAAGGGCGGCTTTCTGCGGTCCAACAAGACCAAGTACGGCGAGCTGGACGAGGAGGTGCGCAAGGGCCTGGCGGATCAGTTCTCCGCCATGAAGACCAGCATCAAGGAGATGGGCAAGGTGCTCGGCCTGGGTGGCGAGGCGCTCGACAAGTTCACGGCCCGGATCAAGGTCAGCCTGCAGGGGCTGAGCCCGGAGGACGCGCAAAAGAAGCTGCAGGAGGAGTTTCAGAAGCTCGGCATCTCGATGGCCGATCTGATCCTGGGGCTCCCGACCACCGTTCAGGAGGCAGCCACCGATCGGAAATACCTGTTCGGCGTCAACCCCGACGCGGCGGCCGCGCCACCGGTGGACCCTGCCGCCCAGGCGAACCTGGAGGCCTTCAAAAAGCTGCAGAAGGCGGGCGAGTCGTCGCTCGACACGCTCACGCGGCTGGCCACGAGTCTCGCCGCGACCAATGGCGTGTTCGAGACGCTCGGCCACAGCATGTACGCGGCCAGCCTGCAGGGTGGCGACATGGCGGACAAGCTGGTCGAGCTCTTCGGCGGGGTGGAGAAATTCACCGCCGCGAGCGCCGACTACTTCGCCAAGTTCTACAGCGCGGAGGAACAGCGCGAGGCGGCCCGCAAGCAGCTCGAGAAGCAGCTCGCCACCGTGGACATCAAGCTGCCGTCCATCGACGCCACCGACGCGCGGGCCCAGTACCGCAAGCTGGTGGAGGCGCAGGACCTCAACACCGAGGCGGGCCGCAAGGCCTACGCGATGTTGATCCAGCTCGCGGGCGCATTCGATGCGGTGGCGGTGGCATCCCTGGATGCGGCGGCTGCAGCGCAGGAGGCAGCGCGCAAGCAGCAGGAGATCACCGACAAGGGCCGGGATCTCGAGCAGCGGCTGCTCATCGCTCAGGGCAAGGACCGGCAGGCCCTGGACCTGCGGCGGCTGCAGGAGTACTACGCGCTGCTCAACCTCAACCCTGAACTGGCCCGGATGGTCATTGAGATATACAAGGCCGAAGACGCCGCGGCGGCGCTGGTGGCCGCGCAGCAGGGGAGGGAGGACGCCTACCGGCGGCTGCAGAACGCGGCCACGCTGCAGAGCGAAAAGCTCAACGCGCAACTGGCGACGATCGACGCGCAGCGCACGGCCCTGGGCCAACAGCGCACGCTCGCCGATGAATCGCTGGCGCTGCTCACCGGCATCTTCGACCTGGTGCGCACCAACGCGCGCGAGCTGTATGGGCAGGTGGAGAGCACCGCGTCCATGCAGGCCGCGGCGGGCTGGGCGTTCGTCGAGCGCGCGCTGGCAACGGCCAAGGCCACAGGCTACCTGCCCGAGCAGGGGCCGCTGCAGGAGGCGATTGGCGCCGCCCGCAGCGGGCTCGATGAGCGGGCCTACGTCACGCAGTTTGAGCGCGATCGGGACCGCCTGGTGCTGGCCGGCATGCTGTCCGGCATCGAAGAGATCGCGGGCCCGCAGAAGACCGCTGTGGAGCGGCAGATCGAGGCGCTCGAGGCGCAGGGCAAGGCGCTGGACGCGCAGACCGAGACGATCAACGCGCAGCTCAAGGCCCAGCAGGAAATGCTGGAGTTCTGGCGGCGCCAGATCGACATCGCGAACGGCACCTTCGACGCCACGTTGTCGGTGGAGCAGGCGATCAACAAGCTGCGCGAGTCGCTCGGCAAGGCGCCGGACAAGGGCGGCGAAGGATCGCTCAACACCAAGCCCGATCGGGCGCCTGCCGGGTCTACCGGCGGGGCGGTGTGGGGCGGCTCCAGCTCGGGCGCCGGCGGCGGATCTGGCGCGGGCCCGGAGGCGTCGAAGTACCGGCGCGTGTTCTATGCAGGCACCGCCGGCGTGGGCTACGAGCCGGTCGTCGACCAGGCGCAGATCGCAAAGCTGGATGGGCTCTATGGGCTCTACCACTCCTTCGACGGCACCGGCGATCTGCTGGGTCTTCTGACGGCGATCCGCGGCGCGGGCGGCACGCTGGATGACCTGTCGATCCTCTCGGGCTACTACCACTCCGACTGGGTCAAGGCGGCAGCAAGCGTGGGCATCCCTGCCTTCGCGTCGGGCGGATCGCATGCGGGCGGGTGGGCGGTGGTGGGCGAGCGCGGCCCGGAGCTGGCGTTCATGCCGCCAGCGCGGATCTACAACGCGGTGGACACGCGGGCGCTGCTCGCTGCCGGCGGCGGATCCGACCAGGCCGCGCTGGTGGCCGAGGTACGCGCCCTGCGGGCCGAGGTGGCAGCGCTGCGTGCTGCCGGCGAGCGGACGGCGACCAACACCGCGCCGCTGGCCGGCATGGCGGAGCAACTTGAGCAGGTCACGGAAGGCGGCAACGCCATGCGAGTGGAGGTGATGAATTGAACATCCTGTTGCCAACCGCCATCACGCCCGGCATGTTCGGCGCGGGGACCAACATCCCCGCGCTGGACGCGTCCGCCGGCGAGGTGCTGTGGGTCTCGGGGGCGAGCTACGTGGTCAAGGACCGGCGCGTGTGGGAGGGATACACGTACGAGTGCATCAAGGCCGCGCCCAACAACACCACGACGCCGTCCTCGGCCGCGGGCGCCGAGTTCTGGCTCCGCGACGAGGGCGCGCCCACCAACCGCATGGCGCCCTTCGACGACTACCTGTTCACCCGGGCGCGGCGCAAGGGGTCGCTGACCTACGTGCTCAATCCGGGTTTCGTCACCGGGCTGGCCATCTACGGCATCGAGGCCGACACGCTCGACATCCATGTACGGGCCGGGCCCGGCGGCGAGGACTTGGTGCCGCCAGTCCACCTGGATCTGTGGGAGCAGGCATTCGGCGAATGGGAGTACCTGTTCGGCAACCTGCAGCGCGCCACCTCCTACACCCTCAAGGACATCCGGCTTCATCCGGCTGCCGAGGTCACCATCACGCTGTCGCGCAACAACGCGGACGTGGAGGCGGCCGTGGGTTACATCAACGTGGGTCAGTGGAGCCGGCTCCTGGCGCCCACCGGCCGTATCAGCGCGGTGGTGCAGGGCGCCGAGGCGAGCACCAAGAGCTACGCCTACTACCGCGAAAACGCCGACGGAACGTTCGTGCGGCGCCGCGGGCGGCAGTCCACCAACATGACGCTGTCGTGCGTCATCGACGCGGACCAGGCCAACGCCGCCAAGACGCTCCTGGACCGGATCCTGGACCAGACCGTCGCCATTGAGGCGAGCGGCCTGCCGCGATTCGGGTATCTCTCCACCGTGGGCTCCGTGACCGGCACGGTCCGGGCCGACACCTCTGCGACCGCATCGGTCGCGCTCCAGATCAAAGGCAACGTATGACGGACATCGTCAATCCACCGGCGGCGCCCACGGTGCCACCGTATCCGGCGCTGGGCAGCGCCAATTTCAACTCCGAGGCCTACACCTACGGGTCGAGCATGCCGGGCGTGGTGTCCGGCATCCAGGCGATGTGCCAGACGGCCTGGACCAATGCTCTGGCCGCTCAGGAGCGCGCCACCGCCGCGAGCGCATCGGCCGGCACGGCAACCCAGCAGGCGGACGCCGCCATGGGCTACCGCAACCAGGCCAACGCCGCGGCCAGCACGGCCACCACGCGCCGAGACGAAGCAGCGGCGAGCGCTGCAGCGGCAGAGGCCAGCCGGATCGAGGCGTCCAAGCTCAACCTGGGCAACAAGTCCGCGCCGCCCGCCACGGACAACCAGGGTCAAGCGCTGCGCGCCGGCGCCACCTACTACGACACCAGCGCGAACAAGTGGCGCGTGTGGACGGGCTCGGCATGGGGCGACGGCATCAGCACGGTAGCGGGCGTGTCCAGTTTCAATGGCAAGACAGGCGCTGTGAACGAAACTACCCTCGCGGGGCTGGGCGTCCTGAATTTCCGAGTCGATGAAGCGCTGCCCGAGCCTACGGACCTTGGGACGGTTTTGACCTCTGGTGTTTACCGTTTCAACGCAGCCACGGATAATCCGCAGGGTATCCTCTATTCACCTTTGTTCGTGATGCGCACTTTTGATACGTGCGCGCAAACGATTGTGGATTATGCATCCGGCGTCGCATACACGCGCAGCGGGATCGTCCAAAATGGTATTCTGGTCGATCCGAATAATGCAGCGAAGCGGCCAACTTGGAGGCGCTCGGCTTATCAGAATGATCCATACATCATCACCGGTGACGGTGTGATGGACCTTTCCCGGCGGACTCGATTTGCAATTACGGTGATCGGCTCTGCCGGCCTGAGTTTCATTAATATACCTGCGGATTCTGCAATCAGTGTGGCGGTGGAGGTGAATTTCGTGTCGGGCAGTTTCACCTTACCCTCGGGGTCGATTTGGGTAAATGGCGTCGTGCCCACCCTGGCCACGGGTAAGCGCCATTTGCTCTATTTCGAAAAAACCCTCATCGGCTCCACTGCCGGGTGGTACGTTTCCGCGCTGCCGGGGTTTGCAGCATGATCCGGCGCCAGATGTTTTCGGCAGTGGCCGCGCAGCTTGCCGACCCCGGCGAGGTAGTCTTCCAAAGCGCCGGCGCGTCCAATTCGCAGACTGTGTTTTCGTGGGTGGTGCCGGCCGGCGTCTACGAGGTGTGCCTGCTAGCAATCTCCAGTCACCGGGACTACACGACATATATCTCTCGGGGTGGCGTCGTGCTGCTCAACACCACATGGCCTCTCGGCACTGAAGGTGCTGGCGGTGGCTACGGCGGAGATGCGGGCGCTCGACGAGCGCCGTACCAAGGCGCGGGCGGTGCTGGCGGTTACTCAGGCGCTGGCGGCAGAGGCGGCGACACCGAGACCGACTCCAGCAATGTCGTCACCTACTACCCCGGCCAAGCTGGTTCAGGGGGTGGTGGCGGTGGCGGCTGGGGCGGAGACGCCGCAGGCGGCGGTGTCGGTATCTACGGGCAGGGTGCAAACGGCACTCCGGGCACATCCAACAGCGATCCCAAAGGCAAAGCCGGGAGCGACACAGGCCTGATCCGAGCGGGGGCAGGAACACCGCACAACTACCCGAGTGTGGCTGGCACTGTCTACTCCAAGCACGGAGGCAACCTGCGGTATCGCAACGCGGTGCCGGTGAGCCCGGGCGAGACGCTGACCATCACCCTAGACTACTGGATTCGGGACAACGCGGCGGGTTATGGCGCGATCGTGCGCATCCTGTGGGGCGGCGCGCGATCGTTTCCGAGCAATGCGCCGGCCACCAACCCGCTCGGGCAGGTCGTGTTCGCGGACGCGAATACGTCGTGGACAGTGCCCGCGGGGATCACCAGCGTGAGCATGTGCGCGCAGCAGCGGGACGGCGGGGCGGCGGCGGTTTATGTCGTGGCGGCCGGCAACACCGTTCTGCGGGCCCAAAACGAGGCGCGCATCGGCGATGGGGGTGGCGACGGCGGAATATCCAACGGAGGGGGCGGAGGTGCCGGAGGCTACGAGGGCAACGGCGGGTACGGCGGTGGCAGCTCCACGCCCAACGACGGCGAGTGGACCGGACTGCCTGGCGGGGCCGGGCAAGGGGGTGGCGGCGACGGTGGCGGCGGGTCCAGTCGCTACAAAGGCGGCGCCTCCTGGGGCGGCGGATCCACCAGCTACATCGACTACCCGTCCAGTCCGGGCGGCAATACAGGCTTGTCCGGCCGCAACGCCTCGGGCACGTACACGGACCCGATCGAGGGCGACAGCGGCGGCGGGCCTCCCGCGGTGCGCGGCGGGGCGCTGGCATGGCGCAACAACGTCGCAGTCACGCCTGGCCAGGTCCTTTCCATCTACGCGGCAGGCGGCCGCATCCGGATCATCTGGGGCGCCGGCCGCTCCTACCCCAACAACGCGCTGAAAGTCTGACATGCAGATCATCAACACAGAAACTCACCGCTTCCCGATGTCGGTGGACGACGTCATCGCCGAGGAGCAGGCGGCCGGCGTCCTGGCCGTGATCGGCAAAGGCTACACCGGCCACGGCCCCTACCGGGTGGTCGTGCCGCTGGAGCGGCCCGCGCACGACCCGCTCACGGAGTTCGTGGTGCCGCTGGCTCCCCAGGAGGATGCCGACGGCCAGTGGTTCCAAGCGTTCGAGGTTCGGGCCATGCTGCCCGAGGACATCGAGCAGGCCTTGCAGACCGAACAGGCCCGGCTCGCTGCCGCGGCCACGGCGCACCGCTGGGCGGTGGAAACCGGCGGCGTCACGCTTCCAACCGGCACGCGGGTGGGCACCACAGTGGAAGACCAAAATCGGATCTCTACCGTGATCGGCAATGCCCAGCTGGCCGGCATCACGCAGGTGGATTTCAAGTCGAAGAGCGGCTGGGTTTCGCTGTCGCTCGATGATATGCGGGGCATTTCATCGGCCATCGCCCGACACGTCCAAGCGTGCTTCTCGGCCGAGCGTAACCACCACGAGGCCATCGATACCCTGACCAGCCTGGCGCAGGCGCTGGAGTACGACGTGCGCACCGGCTGGCCGGCCTGACAGCACCGCCACCACACCATCCACAGCCCGCCGCGTGCGGGCTTTTTTGCGTCCGAAGGATCGACATGACCACCACTCCACGCGGCATCCGCAACAACAATCCGGGCAACATCGACCGCACCAGCGAGCGCTGGCAGGGCATGGCCGCCGACCAGAGCGGCGACCATCGCTTTGTCGTTTTCTCGGCGCCTGTCTGGGGCCTGCGGGCCCTGGCCAAGGTGCTGCTGTCGTACCAGCGCAAGTACGGCCTCAACACGCCGGCCAAGATCATCGGCCGCTGGGCGCCGCCGTCGGAAAACGACACCGAGGCCTATGCCCGCCAGGTGGCGCGCGCGCTCGGCGTGGGCGTTGATGACGTGGTGGATCTGCAGGACCCGGGCGTGCTCGCGCGCATCGTGCCGGCCATCGTGCAGCACGAAAACGGCCAGCAGCCGTACCCCGCTGACCTGATCGACCAGGCCGTGCGCCTGGCGCTGGAGTGAGCCGATGCCAGAAGTGAACGCATTGCCCGGCGGCTGGTGGACGGTTGTCGGCGGCACTCTTGGCACCATCGCGGCAGCCGGCATGTACCTGCGCCAGTACCTGAGCGGCGCAGCGGCGCAGCGGGCTAGCGACACCGGACAGATCACGGCCCTCGGCGTGTATCAGAAGCTCCTCGAAGACGCGATCAAGCGAGCGGCCGATGCTGAGACGCGCGCCGATGGATTCGCCAAGGAGCGGAACGAGGCGTTGCAGAACCTCGGGCGGATGGAGGGGCGCTTGGCGGCCGTCCAGCAGCAGCTGGAAGAGGCACTGGCCCGAATCGCTGAACTGACCACCCAAGTCACCCAATTGCGGGAGCAAGTCGATGCGAAAGCCTGACATGGACACGGTGCGCGACACCATCAAGGCCCTGGCCATCCTGGTCGTCCTGGTGGGCGGCGGGGCGGGGATCGGCTACGGGATCGGCACGGAACGCGCGCGGGTGCTGCTGGTGGACGAGCGGCAGGACCGGCTGCAGGAAATCGACCGGCTGCAGCGCACCCACCAGCGAGCCCTGGACATCATCGCCGGGCGTCAGGAGCGTGCGGCGGACACCCTGGCCGCAGCAGCCGACACAGCGGCCACGGCCGCAGAAACCGCGCAAGCAGCTGCCGCCACCGCCGGCAAGGCGGCCAAGGCTGCGGGCGTCCCGGCTGCGGTGCCCGAGCACGAGCGCAAGGCAATCAACACCACCATCCAGCGCGCCAACGAGCGCATCCGCAAGGAGATCCCCCGATGATCCGCATCACCATCCTCGCGGCCCTGCTGCTGGCCGGCTGTAGCACCGTGCCGCCTGAGCCGCCGGCCGCCCAGGCGGAGCCGGCCGCGCCCGCGGTAGCGCGCCGCGACTGCCCGCCGCTGCCCGAGCTGCGCGCCGGAGCGTCCGGCCTCGAGCGCCGCATGCACACGCAGACGATCGTCCGCATGTACGCCGCATGCGCCGGGAGCCTGCCATGACGCCGGTGCAGATCCTGCTGGCAGTGCTGCTGGTGGCCAATATCGCAACCGGCCGGGCTTGGCTGTCTGCCCGCGATGACCTCGCCACCGCACGCGCCGAGCTGGTGGGCAAGGGACAGGAGCTGGCCGGCGTGCGCGGCGCTGCCGAGGCCTGCAGCGGCAAGGTGAAGGAGCTGCGCACGCTTGCTGACAAGCGAGCGCAGGAGGCTGCGCCAGCGCGGCGCGCGGCCGCCGACCGGGCCGCCGATCACGGCCGCAAGGCCGACACGATCCTGGCGGCGTCACCGGCCGTGCCGGGCGATGCTTGCGCCAGCGCCCAGGTGCGCGTGGACACCTGGCTGCAGGGGAGGGCGCGGCCATGAGGGCGGCCGTCCTGATGCTGGCGGCCCTGCTGGCCGGCTGCGCGAGTGCGCCACGTGTGGAGACCGTGGAGGTGCGGGTGCCCGTGCCCGTCGAGTGCCGCGAGCCGGTGCCAGCCCGGCCGGCCATGCCAACGGAGGCGCTGCGGCCCGGGGTGTCGGTGGACGACTTCGCCCGCGCGGCGATGGCGGAGATCGAACGGCGCGAGGGATACGAGGGGCAGTTGCTGGTGGCGCTTGAGACGTGCCGGGCGCCCATCGAAAAATAGCGCTTGCCAAAGTCTCAATTTGAGTTATTATTCGTTTCATGGTGATCGCAGTGATCACCGCGGCGCCTCCCCGTATGAGGGGGCAAGGAAGAAAAAATGACCATCGCTCAAATCCGTGCGGCTCTGATCGCCAAGTTCGGCGCCCGCAAGTACCGCATCACCGGCAGCGGCGACATCCATGCCTTCGGCACCATGCCCAACTCCAACGTGGAGGGCTGGTTCTTCGCCGGCCATGTGGACACCATCACTCCCGAGGAACTGGCTTGAGCAACCTCGCGAAGCTGACCATCACGCCAGGTGGCCCCTGGCGTCTCTACCAGCACGCTGTCATCCCCGGCTGGGAGATGCTGGGCACGGTGCAGCGAGGGGATGAGATCGGCGCCTTGGCACGCATCAAGGCCACCGGCAATCTGGTCATGATGCGCGCGGGTGTCGTGTCCACTCTCAACCAGCGCAAGGCCGCCGCGGCGCTCGCGGCTGCGAAGGACACCAGTGCCGACACCTGAACTGATCGCCGGGCCGTACCTGCCGCCGGCTTGCACAGTCGGGGGTTGGATCGATGACGAGATCGACGGGCGGCTCGAGGTGGGCGGTTGGACCGCTGCACCGATCTCCTGGCCGAGGCGCAAGAAGGCCGGCAGGGCCTCTCTCATCCTGTGCGGCGACCTGGTGCGGGCTGTACGGACAGAATCCTCTGAGGCTGTGGCTCACTGGTGGGGGGTGGGCGTCACGAAGGTCTGGATGTGGCGCAAGGCCCTGGGAGTGGGCAGGGTCACGGACGGCACACGCAAGCTGCTGCAGGAGCGCACTGGCGTGCCGCCAGAGGCCGCAGCACGAGGCAGGGCGGCCGCTGCAGCGCCGGACGTGATTGCTCGCATGGCAGAGAGCAAGCGCGGAAAGCCTGCCGCACCGCAGACCAAGGAGGCGCTGTTGCGCGCGGCCAAGCGGAAAAAGCCGTCAGGGTTCGGTGTGCGGGCCAACGCAGCAATGCTGGGGCGCGCTCTCCCTGATCTGCACCGCGGAGAGTGGTCATCCGAAGAGGACGACAGGCTCCGTGAGTTGTTCCGCCGCCGTCCCGTTGCCGACATCGCATTGCTGCTCGGGCGGACGCAGGGCGCGGTGAATGGCCGCGCCACGGTGTTAGCTCTGAGGCGCGACAAGGCCATCAGCGCGTGGACCGCGGCAGACGACGCTTACCTGCGCGAGCACTACACGGAGCTTGGAGCGGAAAAGTGTGCGGCACAGCTCGGTCGTACAGCCGGCGCGGTCAGTGTTCGAGCAACGGCGCTGGAGCTGTCCTTTCGGGCGGCGTCCCGTGGCCGCGCGATCGGGGGCCGCGCCAAATGGACGGATCAAGATGACACCGAGCTGCGTGCTCTATGGCCGCAAATGCGGAGCGAAGAAATCGCGCAACGGCTGCGCCGGTCTCTCGGTTCCGTGGTCGCGCGTGCGGTCCGCCTTGGGCTGAAACGATGACCTCTGACGACCTCCGCGCCTGGCAGGCTGCCATGGGTTACACCTACGACACGGCCGCCCAGGCCCTGGGCGTGAGCCGGGCCACCTACGCGGACTGGGTGGCCGGGCGCAGCCGCACGACGGGCAAGCCGGTGGCGCCGAGCCCGGCCGTGGGGCTCGCGTGCGCGGCATTAGCGGCCGGGCTGCAGGAATGGGCGGCACCTGCAAGGCGGGAGGAGTAAACGCGGCGAACTGCCGATGTTTAAGGTCGCCGACGGGCAAGAAATGTGTTCCGCAATTCTGAGCGACCCCGCGCTGTCACTGGCCTTCGCGGGGTGCTTTTGGTGAATTTTGCGGAACGCACACCGAGGCAAGTGCTTGTCACCAAACGATAAACATGAGGACTCATAATCCTTTGGTCGTCGGTTCAAGTCCGCCACGCCCTACCAGTCTTCATGCAGAGAGTTTGCCGTCTTGCAGATGGCGGATTCCCTCGCTGCGTTCCGAGCGGGAACCAATCAAGGCAGATGAGGAGAATTCAACGCGGCGAGTGCGTGCCGTGGCGCTCCGCCTGCACCTCGTCGTCAGATCTTCCTCCCGTTCCAGATCCAGATCACCTTGCC